TAAGCGAGACCGCTGTTCGCATTCGAGTTGTTGCCGGACCGCAAAACACAACGGCCTCGGCTTCCACTTATCCAAAATCCTGCTGCATAATGTGTTACATACATACTTGTATCTCCCTTGTGTACTCTGCTGGGCAATACATCGCACTTGGCACCATGTACTATGCGCACGACACAATTTCCATTGGAAGCGTCAACTGTTTTAACAGTCCGTTCGGTTTTGTTTACGGGGTCATAAATATGCGCTGTATAATCTATTGGATATGAACTGTCGTTCTCCGTGCATTTTGCCTTGTAGAACGCTTCATAGCTCGGCACATTAAAAGCGATATAGTCCATCCATTCTGAATCACAACCCACATAATGCTTCAATCCAAGTATGGAGTTGAGCGTATTGCCGGTATTATTGCTGTCAGCCATGCCAATGGAATCCAGTTTATTCAGAATGCTGTCATGTCCGCCATTGCCCACAACCGACTGTTCGTTGGTTGTTCCGCTCAAAGCCCACCATAGATTGCTAATCTCTTTATGCTGTTCGTAATCCTGCAACTGATAGCCAACTCCACGTAAGCGGCAGATGTTTTGGAAATCCTTTGCCGTGTAATTCAAACCGCCGATAGGCATCTCAATAGGATTACCCTCACTGTCGTATTTCCATTCGTTAGATGTAACGGACGTCCCGTTGCCTTTCTTCGAACGTATATCACCGGAAAGGCTGCGTGGCATCTTCAAACCGTCAACGGTAATAGGATATACACCGACCAGACTGTCGTTGTCGCCAACCGTGTGTTCGGTCCATTCAGGTTCTATGGCTTCAATACTGCTGCTGTCTACAACAAGGCACTCTATGTCGCCAATGTCACGGAAAGAAGTGAAATAAAACCATTTTGCACCGTTAGGTATGTCACAGAACACATAATCACCGATGTTGAAGTCAAAATAGGTATGGCTTACAGACATGATGAACGTACTGAGCACACGGTTGTTTTCGTCAGTGAACACGCCTCCAAGCCGGGCATGGTTCAGACCGGGCCATCTTACCTGCTTCATTCCTCTCACATCCATCTTGTAGCTGTTCGTATTGGATGCGGTGGTTATGACATCCTCGCCTATGACTTCACCGACAACAGCATCAATCGCATACACTCCGGTATTTTCCATATATAGCAATTCCGACAACAGGGATTTTCTGCTATGCAATGCAGTTGAGAGCGGTTCGGTCTCTGTTATAGAAGGGAAAAAATACTTTACTTGGTTCTTGTAGTCGTTCACTCCCTTGTACCAATGGTGCGGAGCATGCCAGAATATATCAAAGCCCTCTCCGGCGGCGTCCGTTATGTCAAAGCTGCTGCCGTTTTTCAGGTAGTTGAAATCCGTATCGCTTAACTGCACGCCTTCCATCTGGTTTTTCTTCGTGTTGAATGAGCATTTATAGGCATGGCATCCTTTCTTGATGGCAAGGGTATGCCCGCTTGGAATATATGTGTTGCCATAATCCGCCCCCGTCTTATTTTCGGGATTGCTATACTTCTCACACGAATCATTGTCTACCGTATCGCTGATTTTCACAATAGAGAACTGCGAATTATGAAGTTCAAGTTGGGGAAAATACCGGACAAGCTCTTCGATTTCGTTCTGCTCTATCAGTTCGACCAATATCCATCGTCCGGTTATTCCGCTACACTGTCCTTTTTCATCGTACGCATTACCATTCGCATCCAATCCTATAGCCCCACCGTTTTTTATGGAACGAAGCATTTCAACACTCGCCGTAGCATTTACGTTGGGAATACGGACGGTTTTCAATTCACTTGCATTGACCACCTGTTCCAACAGAGTCATCGTATCAATATACGGACATTCATTCACGAATATTTTTGTAACCTTACTGACACCACCAAGAGAAAGCCCGCCGGGATAAGTCAGATTAGGCAGATTGTTCAATACAAGTTCAGTGATAGTACCGGGAAGGGCAAGCGTACTTATCGGAGAAGTTTCAGCAAACGTTATTGCAGACAAAGAAGTATTATCGGCATGCACACTCTCCATTCGTGGACACTTTGAGCAATTGACGGTTATAATTTCCGTGTTTCGAATATCCAATGTAGTGAGAAACGGCATGTCTCCTAAATCCAAATTGGTAAGAAATCCGGTGTTTCCGGGCGACATTTTCCATTCCTTATGATTTTCACTACCGAGATACAGTTCCTGTAGCAACGACATTTTTGAAAGGGTATTCCCGAATTGAGGGTCAATACTTACTTCACTTAAATCTATCATGCTCATGCGGTCTGCCTGATATATGTACAGCATGATGTTTTCCCCATGCTGGAAATCTGTGAATGTACCGCTTTCCCCTGCCTTCAGAAAGATTCCCTGTGTAATGTTTCCACTATCGTTACCGATACCGAAATACCCACTCTTGGCCGCTTTAAATCTGATGACTGCACCTTCTTTTGCACCGATACGTCCACCAATATAACCGCTTTCCGCCTTGAAATCCCCACAGCGGTAGTATCCGTCACGGATGCGCCAGCGTTGTTCTATAAAAGCGGGAAGAGATGTCAGCCCCAGCCCTTGCAATGCATAGAAATAGAGGTCGTTATATCCTGTATATTTGATATACTTCCGTTCTCCGTCATAACTTGAAACAACTTTAGGCCATTTTTTCATTATCTGTTTTACAAAATAATAGTCAGCCCCCTTGGGAGAAAACGGTCCGGCACCGATTCCAAGTGTATCGGGAAGCGAACGCATCGTATCTGCTATTGCAGGCAATGTAATTGTATTGGCATTTTGGTCTACATCCATAGTCTGCTGACCACGTATATCATTCCAAAGCACGCTTCCTCTTCCGGCGTATGCACTGTTTGTCAGGTCACCGGGGTCAACTTCCGGGTCAATGGTTTGCCCGCCGTCATTATCCTTACCGTTACAGGTATCACAGTCATAAACTTTATTAAGATACATTCTTCGTGCTTCCATACCGTTTGCTCCGCTATAAACACCGTCCTTGACGCTGCAGCCGTCTTCAAGGAAGAACATCGGTTGCATGTTTTTCGCCTGTTGGTCGACAGCGGCAAGATAATCGGTGAAAAGATAATAGGAAACCAATGAGTACGGATTGATGTATTTCCACATCTCTGTCTTCCAAATTTCCTGCCATTTCCCTGCGAGTTCTTCCTTGGCATAATCGCAACTATCACAGAATTTCAGGACTTGATAAAGGTCATAAGGGACTTTCCGTCCCATAGCCAAGTCTATCTGTAGCTGGTCATCGTCTATCATGCATTCAAAGTACCTTGTCCACATCGGATAAGTATCCTGTCCGAGTTTGAGTTTCGTTACCCACGAGGACTCTGCGGTAGTAGGTTCCATCATATCTTCAACGCTGCCAACCCCTTGCCACCAGTTCATTCCATCATATGTGAGCAATTCGTAACCGCTTACCGGATTAAGGACCTTGCCTGTAATCTTCCACTTGCCGTTTTCCTGCTTCATCTCTCCGGCTTGTCGCGTCCACTCTCCCCGTTCGTATGACATAAACCGGTAGTCCTGTCCGCAATATAGGGAAAGAAGATAAAGCTTTTCTTTATCGGTGGTAATATCATTCTTAAAACGTGTTTCTATCTGGTCGAGGCTTTCGCCATTTTGTCCGAAATATTCCACAAAATCTCCATAGTTCACGCAGCCTTTATTGTAACCGGGAGTATCTTTAAACCCAAGCGCAACCTGTTCTCCCTTATCCTCTTTCCAGTTTCCTTTTGCATGAAACCATGCGTCTGTCAAGCTTTCCTGTGTAGCACGGAATGCGGCAATGGGATGATTGGCTGTCGAGTGATTCATTTCCAATCCCTTTAATGATATGTCACTCTTTGCCCAAGTTCCATCGAATGAACGCTGAGCGGGAGTCAGGTAATTACTTCCGAGTGCACGAAATGTGGCATTCATCAAACCGCACACACCGCAGTCGTTGGCATTGGAGCTGTCGGAATAATCCACTTTCACCGTTATTATTTTTACCGGAATAGAATCTTCGCCTACACGGACATAACCTATTTTCATCAGTTTATATGATATTTGAGCATCTTCACTGTCATAATCCGGATAAATAGGAGTTACCTCCCAACCATCATTCTTTTGAAGATAGAAACGGTCGTTCTTGATAGGCCGTTTTGCCGAAGTGGTTCCCTGCCTGCGCCATTGCACATTGATAGCCTTAAAACTTCTCCACGGCATAGTCGGATGATAATAGAACAACGTACATTTGAACTTCTTGCTTGTATCAATATCACCGTCAAACGTGTCAAAGGTTTGCTGGTCTGACACGACCACATAATAAGGTATGCCTTTTGCGGAAAGGGCTTCTATTGTCGGACGATTCTGTGTATCAAGCACATTCTCCGCTTCATACTCCTGTATCATTGCTGAAGTATCAGTCAACTTGCACAAATAGTTTCTAAAAGCTTGCGCCCATTCATAATGACTGTTGTAGGCAAGTACATAATACAAATACAGGTCTCCTTCCGTTCCGTCAAATGTTATGGTTTTTGAATTAAGGATAGCACCGCTATTACTGATATATCCTATACAGCCGACCTCTTCACCATTCAAATACAGTTTGATACAGGAATAATTGCTTCCCCCACGTGATACATAAATGGTAGATGGTTCTACAACTACGGCCATGGTAATTTTTTCACCTTGTCGGAATGAGCGTTCCACCAAAGCCGGTTGTCCGGTCTTGCAGTATATCGCAGCTTTATTTCCACAGACATAGAAACCGGCTCCGCTATCAGGGTCATAGCATTCTATCAGCTTTGAATCAGCTTCCTTGATATTTTTGGTGGCAAAGGCAAATTGGATGGCACATCCGCTCGTAGTTTCCACTGATGCGTTTCCAAAAGGATGGTAATCCAATATTTCAGCTGTTACATTTTCTGCAATACGCAAAGAACGCTCCTTAAGAAAGTCTACAAATCCGTTGCTTGACCAGTTTGCACCTCGTACATCCATTGTCACTCCGTTATGTGTGATAGTATGATCGCTCTCACTGTTGCTACGTGTAGAAAAATCATATCCGAACAAAGCACCGTCCTTGATCGCTATATCAATGGCACTCCCTTTTATCGTAACCTTGATTTCATTGGTGGATACACCGCCACTTTCGGCATGTACGGTAATACTTTGGCTTCCGTCCGTACTATATCCGCTTATCTGCTTGTTCACTGTAACCGTTTCGGCAATCATAGCTTCCACAGCTGTAACTTTCTCCTCGCTGTAGAAAACATCTACATGCGTTTCAGTCTTGCCGGGAGTATACGCAGCCACCTCTACGGTAAGGTTGTCATATAAACGTAACGTGCCGTTGTTCTTGTCATTGAACCTGATGGCGACGATGGGAGTATTACTGTTTTCGTCCACACACATGATAGCGGAATAGATGGTGTTTCCCTTTACTCCGGATTTCTTCTCCGTACCGTATATTCGTACAGGATATGCGCCATGCGAAAGTCTTTCTCCGCCACCGAATACATTTGTTGGATTGACAGAGATGCCTTTGGTATAACTGTCGCTTACCGTTGCTTCACCAAGTTTCTTCCATTCTCCATTATAGAACATCTCCACTACTGCAAGAATGGATGAAGTGTTATTAGGGAATTTATAGAATTGTCCGATATTTTTTGCCGGACCACCTGCAACAAGGATAGTATCACTTGTGTAATTCAAAGCCATGGGTTGTTCTACGGTAATATCCACAGCCATAATGGTAATGGCTTTTTTCTTGGTATTTCCATCCGAATCTGTAGCTTGCACAAAGAAGCTTTTGCTGGCGGCACTGCTGAAATAACTTGTGAAGTCAAGTTCAAACTTGTAATCGGTCGCACTTGCAGAGCCTACAGTGTTCATATCCTCACTGGATAATGTCAGTCCGGTGCCTGCATCAATAATAGTGATGTTACGAATGACACCAAGCACCTCGTTACCATCAGGATAGCTGACACTACGCAAAGCTACATTGATTTTTATCTCTGAGCCGAATGCCATAATAGGAGCGGCTTCCTCGAAATAGATAGACAATGTACTATCCTCACTGGAGCCGCCACCACCTCCATTTTTGGGTATTTTAAGCACAATATCCTCTATCTGTCCGCCATTCAGATTGGTGGCTTTGTAGTAAATGTAGTCTTCATCACTTTCTTCATCAAATCCGCCGATAGCTTTCTCCTGCATTATGTATGCCCCGCCTGTGGAAAGGGCATCTTTTCCTCCCTCTGCCGGTTTGTCGGATGTTTCCACCTTGCTTCCGCCACTGCCGAATGCTACCCACGGTTTCAGATCATCAGGGCTGATGTCACTCTTATCGCGTGTGAACTGATAGGCAAGCCATACAGGTGCGCCATTTTTATCACTTTCCGCAGTCTTGAATGTAAGGACGATACCGCTTTTCAAATAAGAGAACCCGCTTTCTTTCTCAAGGTCAACAACAGCTTTTATGGCTGTTCCCAAAGTATATTCTCCATCTCCGCAAAGGTCGTTCACGTTGATGGTGTTGCCTACGTTTCCACCACCGGAAGTCCCGAAATCCGTCCAGTTGTTTTCTTTACTCCAATCAGAGGTATTTGTCCATTGTTTTGAAACCCATCCGGCTTCTGTAAGGAATATCAAGACAACACCCGGAATCTGCAAAGCAGAAGCATATTCAGAAGTCGCACACCTGTCAAGTGCTACGGAAAATGTTATCTCCCTATCTGAAAGGTCAAACAGATGATTGACATTCACAACGCTACGCGATACGACTTGTTTATTGAGTGAAAGTATTGCCTTCTTGTTTTCTTCGACCTGCTTCATATCTTCCTGTAACTTCGCACCTTCATCACCGGGGAATGCAGTAGAGCTTGTATGTCCGAGAGCAAGGTCGGAGCCAATTGAAGTCAGTTGCTTACCGCTCCAACGATAACTTTTTCCATCTTCTTCACATAGAAAGACTTTGCCGGAAGAGGGTATTCGCCCGTTTGTACTTGCCGTACCGAAAACATCTGCATCCAACCAGTTGTTATAATAAGTAGCAGTCTCGGATTCTCCGATTGTCGGAACGTATGCAAGCACAAAGCAACCATGTTCCTTATCATATACAACTTTACAACCCTCATCGTTGGAATTTTTGTCTATGGATTCATTTTTTACAGTAATGCCTACGGAAATGCCATAAAAATCTACCACGTCATCAATGTATCCGGGCAAATGTCGGCTCGGTACTTTCCCTTGTTCGTCAAGAGGGGCGATTCCTCCGTTTTCACCTTTTGATTCTTTGAAAGAGTTCAGTTGGCTTCCAACTTCATTCGCCTTGTTGTTTGCCTTGTTTGCAGTATCCTTGGTCGTGTTTACTTGGTCTTGCAACGAGTTGACACTATCACCAAGCGTGGTGAGGTTGGTGTCTTGCGCTTTGTTGCGGGCTTCTATATCCGTAATGTCGTCCTGCAATTTGGTAATATCCTCTTGCAGTTTTTCTACGGCTTCGTTATACTGACCGCTGTCTATGGTCGGGTTGCCTCCACTCTGTCCGGTCGGAACCCATTCTCCGCCATCGCCCACATATATGGGAGCTGGTAAGGAAACACCCACAAGTGCCCACCATCCGTCATGTGGTAAAGGATAAGCCGCTTTCAGTTTTTCGATGGTCGTGAACAGTCCTTTGCTCACTCCCTTGATATTTTTTGCCTCAAGCCAGCCGTCCACCATTACGTTTCCTTTCAAGTGGGTCTTTCCCTGAACGGTCGCGTCACCACCTATCGCTGTATTGCGACCAACGGAGACATCACCGTCTATATGCTTTGATTCGTAACTCATATTAATACAGATTTAGCCAATTCGTTCAATGCGGCACTTTTTTCCGTATCGCCGAATGTCGTTAATACTAATGCAGCTATGGTATATATCACAGCATCATAACATTTCTCACAGATTTCTACCGCGCCATATTTGTCTATTTTCGGGTAAGGCAGATATACAGCACGGCTCACTTTCGCTTCTGTCGTTTTGCATGAATAAAATTCCATCACTCTTCCTTCCGGTCGTATGGATATGGCGCATACAGGCCGTTGACACGTTCCTCTTATGCCTTTAAATCGGGAAGACTGTTTTTCATATTCAGGGTCATCGGTGTTTATGGGATTAAATACCGCACGCTCCCAATCGTTCATTTGGAAAACGACAAAACGCATGAAATCTTCCGGCAGTAATATCCATCCGCTTTCATGCTCTTTCCAATATATGGCATCACCGAAGTTGTGTCCGCCGTCAAGCAAATAGGACGGTGCAGAGCTGTGCACACGCTTTACTGCTTCCAAAATCTTTGATGCAATGATGTCGTCAAGTGCAAGAGTGTCCACATCGCCTATAATCTTCAACGTATCGCTGTTCATGTTTTGGTCCAGGGCGGTGCGTACATCCTCCTGTATTTTGTTCTTCTGATATACAGCCATAAGCCCTTATCTTTATTCCAGACCTTCAAACTCAATTCCGTTTGCTGCTGCCTGCTCCATGATTGCCTTGGTCGAGCGCATGGAAGTGCGGCTGATACCGAAAGTGTCTGCAAGGTAATCTTTTGCACTTGCAATGTCGCTTACTTTGACTTTGCGAGATGTCGTATTGTTATCCCCTGCGTCTTCTTGCGGCATTTCGTCCTGTCTGCCGGTTTCGTTGGCAGGCGTGTCTTCACCATTGTGCGTACTTTCGGAATGAAGTTTTTCAGATGAACCGTTTTTAGACGCTTTTCCGGCTGTTTCTACTGTCTCGGATTGCCCGTGCACAGAATGAAGTTTGAACAGTTTGCCAAACTTGTAATGGTTCTCAACAGACTTCTGTATGTCCTCGTTGTCGGTAGTGAATACACTGCTTCCGTTTGACAATGGAACGAATGCGATATGCAGGTTCTTCTTGCTCGGAAGTACCACATTAATACTGATATTGGTATTCGCCTTGTAGGTTTTCGTAATCATATTCTTAAAAGTAAAAAGGGGACGGGACACCTTATCCCATCCCCGGTAATTAATAATTCTTTATGAACTCTTTATTATGCCGCATTTAAATCTTGGGCGGGTGCTTTAGCCAGTCTCATACGTGCATGTGCCTTTGCATAGCGCAGATACAGGCAGCTCACCTCTTGGATAACTACCGCATCGGTACGGCGGATACCGGCCTTTTGCAAGTCGAGTACGTTACGTGCCCAAGACACATGTGTTTTTTTGGAAAGATATTCCGGATCCATTGCAAAGCCGCAATCACTCATTCCGTTTACATCGAACAGTTCATGATGTATGGTCAATACTTCTCCGAAATCAGTATCCCAAGATTTGAATTTCAAGTTCCATACCTCCACGGTATCTTTCAAGCGGAATTTTTCGCTCTTTATCTTGGAGAATGCAGAGAGCATATCACTTCCACAAAATAAAATCTTACGCTTGTTACCGATGCCGGTACCAACAAAAAGGTCTTTGGTAATATCCACAAGGTTTTCATCGGTAATTATGGCGCATTTCTTGTCAGTATCCCATTCGCCCACCTCGATGTCCTTTCCGGCCATCCACCAGATACCACCTGTAAACCAAGTGTTCATGCCGTCCTTTGCAATGTGCTTGATAACCTGCTTCACACCGAACAGATAAGTATTTTCCATTGCGAGGCGCATATCATATACACCGTCTTCTTCAATGTCTGAGAAATTCCAGTTCACTTCTTTGGCGGCAATCTTGTCAAAAGTTGATTGCTCTACCTGAATCATGAAGTTCTGACAATACTGGGTTTCAGGCATAGGGATATTATTGAATCGTCCTGTCTGAACATCCAATTCCCCACATGCTTTTCCCATGCGTACAAGCGTTGTTCCTTGTGGAATTTCCGGAACAAGAATCGGCTGTTTGCTTGAATCATCCATTTTGCCATTTACGGCATACACTGTAGGAAGATTTGTTGAGCTGTCCTTTCCGCACACACAAAGCACGAGGTCCGGAACGTTGCTGTCATCTTCCGTATATTTCGTTCCGTCCGGTTTGGTGATGGCACTGACACCGACTACCCTAATGGTATCATCCAACGTGAACATATTCAAATCATCTACCGGCAACGACACGCTCGCACCGCTGAGCATAGCTTCCAGCTTTTTGTTGGTACTGCATTTGATTTCACGTGTACCCACGCTGTAATACTTCACTTCAAATGAATTGGTGGAGCTTGATTTTGCATAACGGCTGATTTGGTCAATTGGAGTAGCCATCGGACGGATTTTCACGATGCGTTTGTCCACATCACTCAAATAGAAATTTGGGTCACCGGTTTCACGCCCTCCTGTTTCAGTGGAAATACCGTCTGTTCCACCCGTACCGTCCGCACCGGCTGTTGTTTTACCCGCATCAGGCAGGTTCGATGCTTCTGCCATCATGACACCGCTTGATGCACCCGTCACAAACGCCAATATCATCAGCGTAATGCGACAAAAGAAACTCATTGTTTTCTTCATTGCTCGAAATTTTAAAAGTTAAAAATGTAATTGGTTTATATTTATCTGTTTATCGCCTTGCGTTTTTCACCGCCACGCTCCCAAATGTTCTGTGTACCATCATAACGCCCGATTGCACCGAGGTCAGGCATCTGTCGTGAACCGCCACTGCCACCACCGTTTTTACCGGCAAGGTCGGCTGTACCGTCATTTTTGCCTGCTTTGCGTAGTTTTTCTTCAATCTTGCTGTTGCGCCCCTTTACTTCACCCTCGTGTCCGGCAGCTTCCACATCGCTGTCGTGCCTGATTGCTTTTATGGCCATTTCTATACTTTCACGTGTAAACTTACCCATGATTCCGTCACGTACAATGCCTACAAGGAAATCCATTGCGCTGTCGATGTCCTCATCCGGCAATCCTTCTTCCTGTTGCATGGTTTCAAGGGTGGTCAGGGTTTCGTCGAGGTTCTTCTGATACTCTCCCTCGTACTCTTTCTCTTGGGCGATTCGTTCCGCAAATTCCTTGTTGGCGGTTGCAAGTGCCTCCTGCTTTTCGGGGTCTTCAAGTGCGGCCTTGAAATCATCCCCGAATTTGCGCACCATACCGATGATAGGGTCTTCGCCTTTTCTCCAGTCAGTAAGGAAAGCGGCACTTTGCGGGTTGCTTGCAAACAGGTCGGACAGCGCTTTTTCACGTTCCTTGTAACCGGACAATTCCTTGTCGTAACCATCGTAATCGTCATTGATTTGACCGAATAACGCTTCATCATCGGCAAATTCTCTGTCCGGATACTTTGCTTTCAATCGCTCTGTGTATCGCTCGCGATTGCTCTTAACTTCCGTATTATTAGGCATAATTCAAAAATTTTATAATCCGCAAAACGAAAAGATGCGGGTTTCCGAAACGAAAGGTCTCAAAAATCCGCAAATTCCAAAAACGAAACGTCTTTTATTTATTCAAACACACAAGAGGCAGAGAAACCCAAAAACAACCCGTTTCCCTGCCTCTTGTTTTATACATTCAATTCAAACCGAACATCATCTTTACCGGAAATCAAACTGATAGTCTTATCAATGTTATTCTCGTAAATATGAACATTACCGAGGTTTAAAGTTATAGACTTCAAAGGCAAGTCAATCTGCCTTGACATCAGATACAAATGATACATATCAGCCGGAAGGCCAAGGTTGGCATCACTGCTTCTCTGATAAGCCGAGACAACCAGTTCTCCGTCATCAATCTGGAACTGTACCAAACTAAGACATGGAGCCTGATTGCTTTCTGCTTCTGTTGCGCCCAAAAACAACACATAGTTCTTGCTGTTGCGCTTTTCCCGATTGATTTTATCTATCAGTGGAGGCAACTTCTCCAGATATGTAGGATAACTGTTTACCAATACAGAACCGCAATAATCCCACCAGTTTATACCCACATTACGATACTTCTCCACACTTCTCTCCCCTTGCATAAACAACTCCAGCTCAGTTTTTAACTTCTTACGGGCAATACTATGCCCCTCAAAAATATCAAGAAGGTCAGCCGGAGTCAATGCCAACTGCTCATTCAACAAGTATTTTATCCTCCCTTTTCTGTTCTCCTGAAGCTTTCCGGACGATAGTATTTTGTCTAAAATGGAATAGTATTTGTTCATAATCCTTTTACCTTAAAATGTTATTCAAAAGCCGTTATAATACTGTTCTAATATTTGCATATCTTATTGGAAATTACTATATTTGTATAGTTTAAACTGCCGTTTTATACCCCGAAGTTTCTACTTTGTTATACAGCATCATATCCGTATAGGACGCATTATAGTTCATGTGGGCATTAAATTCCAGTCTTACGGCATTCCGGAACGGATTGCCTATTGTTTTATGATTTCCCATCCATTCGCACAACTCTATGATGGATGACTTGTTGGACGTGAAATAGACAAACGTGGAACCGCACAGCACGGACAACACATCCAGATAGTCCGACAGACCCCAGCTCATGTGGTAGGTATCCACATCGGTACACAAATATGGAGGATCGACTAAGAACACCACGCCGGGAACATCCTTATAGCGAGCAAACAGTTCCTTATAGTCGCACGACACTATTTCCAGGCCGTCCAGATAGCCTTCAGCAGAATACTGGGATTTTCGGATATTATTGTAAAGGCTTTGTTTCCTCAACCCGTCAAGGCTCGTCGCATATTTCATAGAGAATAAAAGGGAAGATGAGACTGTGATATAATCCACAAAACCGATTTTCTCCTCTTCGGCTATACGGGACAATATGGCTTCCCTCACTTTACCAGTTATCAGTTTATGGCGGGGGCTATCTTTTGTCAGTACACGTAAATCCGCAAGCAAGGCATTTGTACGGTCGATATTGGCCAAACGCTCCCTGTAGTTATCAAAATCATTATATACTACTGTTGCCTTTGGCTTTTCATGCTTGGCTATGTGTGAAAGCAACCCAGAACCGCCGAACAGATCCACAAATATAGCGTCGTCCGGATATTGTTTTAAAACCTCTTTAAACTGTGTGGCAAACATTCTTTTTTGCCCCACAAACGGCAGAGGAGCCGATAAATATTCTTTTTCCATGTTCTTTTGTATTTTTGACAGCACAAAGTTCCCCCATATATGTCAGAACACGAAAAAGACAAGAAGAATCACACTGCACAAGGCGTGCAGTCTTTTCCAAAACGCTTGATTATCTCGTATATCTTACGCTCTGAAACCGCATATTTTTCAGACAGGAAAGACACCGCATAAGTGACCTTCTCCCCTCTCCTTCTCATACTGTCATACTCAGCATACAGCTCTATATATTTACAATCATCAGGCCTAAAACCTATCGCTGACAACCTGTTTAACAACTCCCTGTTAAAGTTCAATATCTCAAATACCGTCATAATCCAAAATCTTTTGTATCTTTGCAGTGCCAATCATTTTTAGACAACAAAAAAGCCAGAGTGCGAACGAGGGTATTTGCCCCCGGTCGTGCGCTCTGGCGTACTTGTTGTTCTAAGTGATTGGCGTTACTTTTAACAGGCCGGGGGCTTTTTTTTATTCCTTCCCCCGAAAGGAAATCAATTACAACCTATACAGATCCATATCCAAACTATCTTTCATTTTCCAGCCATCATACAGGGCGTTCTGGATATGCCTTGTCATACGGATATAAAAATCCTCCAGACCGGTTATATCAGTGAACTCCTGGTAATAAGGGTTGTCATCATCCCCGAACTTGAATGTTACCGGGAGATTGTCCCCGTTTGTACGGACAGCCAAGTCATAGGCCGACTTGTAGTTCTGCTGGTTCTCCCCGGACAGCCACACCAGATGACCGCCATACTCAAAACCTGACAGAATACGGCTGCTTGTAACAGAATTGCACCAGTCCATAATCATTTTACGGACAGACTCCGCAGACGGCCTCCCATTGAATTCCGATTCCATGTAGGATGCGGAACCGTCCTCACGTTCTTTCACGTCCCAGCGTACACGCCACTTGTTCTTTACCGGATTCGTACATTCAAGCAGCCTTACACCGGCACTTCCTTCCACTCGTTTCATTTCAACTGAATACATATTTGGTTCTACCTTTCCCGAAAGTTTCTGTCCTGATGGTGGTCTCAAACGGAAAGCCGTCGGGTATTTCTTCTATCTGTCTGAGGATGTTCTTCATCTCCTCACTGTTGGTAAAGAACTTTTTAGGCTCCCCGTTCTGCTCTATGGCCACGATACAACGGTCCTCCCCCTGTTCCGTCTTGATTCCCATTTCAAAGTCCTTGACTATGATAGGAAGGTTTACCAACTCCCGGATACTTACCACCGTACCCGGAAAACGCTTCTTGCCATCTTCGGGCTTGTAAGCGACATTCAAATCTTTAAATGATTTCATTTCTTTGCCTGTTAATTTTTTAAACAACATATTACAATCGGCGTGTTTTGCCATACCATAAAAGGCAACGACCAGTTCACGCCGTCTTTTTCTCGACTTTACCTCGTGCATTTTTCGGGCGAACTTCTGTTTGATACGCTTTCTGAGCCGGACATAATCCGGACGGATGACATATCCGAGAAAATCAATGCCCTCATCCACCGGGAATACCCTCTCATTGGGCTTAACGGAAAGCCCGATGGAGTTTATCCTACCGTGGATCACATCACGAATCTTCCACAATTCCGCTTTCGTTTTACCAAGCACGACACCGTCATCACAATAGCGGTAGAAATGACGGATACCGCACTTATCCTTCAAATAATGGTCTAAAAATACAGACAAAAGCAGGTTACCCAACCCCTGCGAACTTCTCAAGCCGATACTGATACCTTCCGGCATCATACGGACAAAGCCGTCCAGCATGGCGATGAGCTTCTTGTCCTTGAATACCCGGTTCACACAGTACATGACAAAATCCTGCCGGACGCTCTCATAGAATTTTGAGATGTCGAACTTGTAACAGTACCGTGTTCCTTCCGGATCTTTCTTCATGTCATCGCGTATGTATGCCAGGAGGTCGTGCATACCGCGATTCTTAATACTGGCAGAAGTGGTGCGGATGAAGCGTTTCTTCAGATGCTCATCGACCACCGACATGATGGCATGGACGGCTATCCTGTCCTTCAGGGAAAGAACCTGGATACGACGCAGCTTGCCGCCTTCCATGATAATTTTCTCGTGATAATCCTTCACGCGGAACGTGCCGTCCGAAATACGAGAACTCAGCTCCTCCAGCACCTCCTCCTTATGCGCAAGCATGATACGCCCCTGGCGGCTCCGTTTCCTTTTGGTTCCCCGGAGTACCTGGCGGAATGCAGCCTCCATGTTTGACGGCTCCACAATCTCCTCTATCAAATAACCTTCCCTGCGCATATCATTTTTTATTACAGCCCTTAGGCCTTCAATCTCCGGGCCTGACTTCTTCGAGAATCCAATAAGGAAACCTACCAAACTCCACCCTCCGTTTGCTTTTTCAGTTTTCCACCCTTTCGGATGCTGTTACTGGGGCTCGTTCCCCTCGGCTCAATGGTGGGGACAAGTCCCCGGTATCGTACACCGATTTTAATTTCCTCAGATTGTTGTTCAGACGGGAACCGCGATTCGTATCCGAATTCGATGAATCGTTATTCGCATTCGCATTCGACACACCGCCATTCGCATTCGCATTGTTGTACCCACGATAAACCACACGGCTCCAAGGGAACTCCACCTTTCTAATTACAAAGGTATTACTTTTCATTTTTAAAAAATATTTTCGACGGGCTTACGCCCGTTTTTAATGAAAATTTCCTCAAAAACGGGCAAAACGCCATCACGTTTTCACGCTTTGTCGCTTCGCTCCCGTTTTTCGCTCATGCAATCTCGGACAACGATTTGAACGCTTCCACGCTCTCCGCCATCACGATTTTGCCGCGGAAGGCCAGACGGGAACCGCGATTCGTATCCGAATTCGATGAATCGTGACTCGCATACGCATTCGACACACCGCCAAACGCAAGCGCATTGTAGCACCCACGATAAACCACACGGCGGGTAGAACCGGATACCCAATATTTATCCGCGTAATATGTCGATGAGGAACCGTTTACCGTTCCGACCGGAACGACATCCATATACTTGCCATGATAAACCCCGGTTATCCACCAGTCGCTGTTCTTCATACCCTGAACCATACGGATACTGCCGTCCGGCATCCATATACGCCACTTGTACAGGTTCCCGGTATCATTGGGGACATCAACCCCGTCCATCATGTCATATTTGTTCCCGTAAATATCCTCGTATCCCAGACAGCAGATGTTATTTACCTGGATCACCTTCGCCTTGCCGTATTCGTCCTGCACCTTATACCAGGCAAACTGGTGCACAAGGCCTTCTATCATGGAGTTGGTTATCTTGTTGTCTATTTCATAAGCCTCGTCATAACCGATGGTATCCTGCATACCATATCCGGCAGTCCCTCCTGTAACACGCACATTCGTATGCTGTCCGGCACCGCACTGTTCCTGGCTGTCCCTACGCCCGTAACGGGCATAGAAAAGATTGGCAATACGGGAATGCATCAAGGCATCAATCTGCTGCATCCCTCTCTGCTGACTGTAATAATGGAAATCATTCCAGTTCAGGCTGGCCGCCGTTGAACCTCCGGTTATGCAGGCGCGCAACTTGCTGCCTACTACGGAACTGCCCACCACAGCGCAAAGATGCTCATCATTCGGGACCCAGTCCGGTTCCATATCCTCTATCTTATCGCTTTTGCCCAATACAACACAGTCAAATTCTGCCGTGTTCAATATAGAAAAATAAAGGAACTCCGCATCCGCAGGAACCTCGGAAATGAGATACATCCCAGCTTCAAAACGGCAGCTCAAAGTAGGAACGACAACGGAACCGACAACAGCCCCGGATTTGTCAACGAAAACGGAACCTACCATGCTGGTTCCGGGAACACTCGGGAAACGCACGCGCTTATATCCCAAAACGGAAACCCTGCACACGGAATAATTATTGTCGGAACTGTAGGAAGCCTCAAGGCTCGGTTTTCCTGTCATAATCTTGACTTTTTCCTGATACCCTCCGGATGTTCCCTTTATATCCTCAAGAGACATGACAGTGGCATCAGGAACAGACGGCATCTCATCCGGACCGTTGGAACTGTAGCAACTGTAATGTTTCCCGACCAGATAGTCATTGATTCCCTTACTCCAGAAAAACGGCTCGTACATCATCCACTCTCCCTCGCTTCCGTCCAGTTTGGCCACAGTGCAGTCATTCATGGATTCCGCATCGGCATAATAGTTGGAATTTCCGTCATGCAGCGGATAACAGGTCATTTCCCCGTCCGTGTTGTTCACGTCAACCTCCTGCCCGGCAATGGTTTCCTTGCGGCTTGTAGGCTTCTTCGTCAGCTTGGCAAGCACCCGGTGGCGTCTGCTGAATATGACCGAAAGATGGGCACTCGGAACATAGGCATTTCCGTACTTATAGCCCGTTTCATTGTCCGGATTGGATATGTTCGCATCATCCGACACGTTGTCATCGAACTCTATCATAGTGTATTCGGGCTGGCGGATATTCAGTTCGTCAAAACGGGTGGCGTATCTTTCGTATATTTCTTCTTCCAGATACTTCGTCAGGCGGTATGTCCCTACGAGCTTGCAACGGTTGTTTGTCGTGTTTCCGGAAGCGTCTATACCTCCAAGCCCTGCATCGTACCACTTCTTCAGGTCGCTGCCGTCGCCTTCGAGTTCCAGACCCGTTATACGGACATACTTCAGGGAGCCTTTCAGGGCGAACAGTTCGTCAAAAGCCTTCTTCCCGTCAATAAGGGCACAGTTCTCCACCCACAGACCGGTCAGGTTCCTCTTGCCGTCAAAAACGATGCTGTCCCAGCTGATATACTGCATGGAACGCAGGACGAGCGTCTGGAAGTTCTCTGGCAAATGCAGACGGTTCAACGCGGCTCCCTCCGCAAATGCGATAGTGGCAAGTTTCGTGCAGCCGGAAGCGTTGACCTCTTCCAGACGGTTGCACCCGGAAACATCCAGGGAAGGAAGGTTCACATAGTTCACGACCTCAAGTCTGCGCATCATGGGCAGTTTCGTTCCAAGAACCAGTTCGGTAAGCGCATAGGTCTTGGCACTGCTACCCAAAACAAGTTCTTCCAGAACCGGAAGTGTCGGAAGGCTCATATCCGTAAAGCCGCCCCAGCCGGACAGGTCCAGCTTCTTCATCCATTCACCGCCGAAAAGATGGAAAATGGTTCCGATATTGGCGGTCTGACCATAAGTATAGCTCCACTCCATATCTTTCTTTACGGCATCATGGACCATCGTGTCCCCTTCGCGTCTGAACTCGAAATAGAAATCGCGTGCCGGAATTGCCTTGACCGTAGCACCGGCCGCACTGTTTCCCTTGAACGATATGTCGGTGGAAGTATATTGCCCGGTGCTGTACTTCGCGTCAAAAAGTCCCATGCGGTTCGTTACCCACCAATGGCGGTGCGCCTTACGGTTTCCCTGCATGGCCTCAAGGTACGAATATTTCACAAGAGACACCTCCCCGTCCTTGTTTACCTCCACACCTATGGTTTTCGGTTCGACATATTTGTTCTGTGCGTCAAGATTATAGATACGCTCACAAAACTTGGAGGACTGTTCCGTGTCGAACATGTTGAAAATGGTGCTGTTGGTCATACGTTCCCGGATACGGCGGTAAGCTGCCTGCAACTCGTCCGGAAACTGCTCACGCAGGTTCTTCCAAAGTACGCTGTCATGACCGGCATAGGCATATACCGTCTTGTCATCCGTTGACAGTTCCGGATCTATGGTGTTCTCGTCAATGTCCCAGCCGTACTTCAGACGCCCGTCATTGCGCACGCCGAGGATAGTATCGCAGTCGTAAAAAATCATGTAGGCAAGCATCTTGTCCTTCTCCGGGTCATACCAGAAAGCCATCATCATGTTCTTCACGCGCTGGTCCACACAGCCCATTATTTCCGTGAACATGTAATAGTCGCACAGGTAGTCCACATCGAACCAGTCTGCGAGCTCCGACTTGAACCTGGCACCGTCCTCTTTCGTGCTCTTGACCCATTTTACAAGCGGCTCAAGGTATTTCGGCTTTCTGGTTCCTGCCTCGTATTCCCCGTTGATGTCGTCATCGTCCGGAAATCTTGCCTCGAACACCTTCAGCCAGTTCGGTTTGCCGTCCTCCCCTTTCGTGTCGAAATCGTCATCAAGGAACATACCCATAGGATAGTCGTTGTTCAGGAACTCCCAGCACTCGGTCGGATTCGCCCCTCCGAACTTGTCCGTAACCCATGCCTGGTCATGATAGCCCGGTATGTCCAGAAAACCGAACACGTCCTCCGTACTCTTGTCGTTGTTGAAGTTGAACTTGCCCAGAAACTGCGGAGTCTCGTCCAAAGTACCGCGATAGAACAGGTAGCATGGCTCGCCGTCAATCGTGGTGCGGACATCATACTGGTATTCTTCCGAAACGTGCCGCTGCGCCGGTGTCAGTTCCCCGGCTTCCGTCAGTACATTCTGCACCAGTCTTGCCATACCGGTATTATGTGAGGACGAGGATTCGGCAAAATCGGCCTTCAGACAGAAACAGTCAACAGGAGCGGCCTGTTTCTGACCTCCTCCAGCCGGACGGAAGGAATACTTCGCCTTTTCCTGCAAAGCCCCGCCGACACCCTGTTCGTTGCATCCCAGATAAAGCTGCCCCTCCACCTTGGAAGCGTTCTTCATATAGATGCGGTAGTTCTTTATCGGATATGCGAGGGAGGATGTACCCTGCAACCGGATGCAGCCGCCGACCAGTTTGAAATTCAATCCCTGTTTACCTTTCACGACACAGAGCATCTCGTCCACGTCATACTTCGGATCCTTGTCGTTATTGACAGCCGCCTGCAGGACGGTAGGGACTCCATTGTCCTCACGGCCTGTTATGATAATATAGCGCATACCGTCCGGCACGCTGTCAACCGTCACGTTCCCGTTCTCGTCTATCACGTTGTTGCTTTCATATAATCCCATCATGCCGTCCGCAGAGTCCTGGTCAACCATATAGCAGTCCAGCACCTGCGAGTCGCTCAGATAGCCGGTATATGCCCTAAGAAGATACACGTCCAGCGTGGCGCCTTCAGCCCCCATTTCTATATAGGCCGGGGAAGCCTGATAGATGCTGTCGGATGTGCTGCGCTGCACGGAACCGGACATGATGCCGTTGATATACAGATAGACCATTTCCGTGTTCAGCTTCTCGTATTCGGAAGAGCCGTCCGTACTTTTCGGAAAACTGACGAAAGCGACCTCGTACGTCTCGCCCGCCGCCATCTTCATCGAGAGTGTACTGTTTCCCCTCGTGGTCATGCGGGCTTCCTGCGAGGTGACGACAAAACCGGTGCCGTCAGAATCCACACAACGGATAAGCTCGGCCTCTTCATCCACAACCTCGGAAACCCTGTATTTCACGACAAAGGCAAAGGCATTCGTCACGTTCTGGTCAGGCTGCTGCAAGGGACGGTACTGTACTGTAGCGTGTGCCCGGTCATTCATGCGTAAGGATTCACCCGTCCAGCCGTCACCGCCCCATTTGAAACCTTCGAACACAGTTTGAATGCCGTTATAACTCCATTCTTCGCGGTTCACGTCGCTGTTGCTTCTCCCCTGTGCGGAAAGTTTAAGCACCATCCCGTCCGTCGGTTCGGATATGTTCAAATCGCTCTTCTCCGCCAGAATACGGAACGGGTATTCTGACCGGCCGCATACAAGCCGGCACTCTTCCGCACCATAATTTTCCGCACGCAAGACAAGATTCTGCGTGACAAATGCCACTTTCGAGGAAGAGGCGAGCCTGCCTCCGACATACACATCAACCAGAGTGGGTGTCTCCCTCGGATTGTAGGCCGTATAGATAAGCGTATAATTGTCAAACTGGCGGGTCTGTATGTAAGGGACATTCCCGCTCTCGATGACAGTCCCGTCTGCATAGTCGAAACGGGAAGCGAATACCGGAGATGTATTCCCCGCTTCCCGGATACCTATCCCGAAATAGATGCTGTTCGATTTGATGACCGCTTCGTCGGCAAGTTCCAGTTCCACCACCAGCTGGACGGAATGGGTACCATGTCCCATTCCCGAAGTGTCTATACTGAAAGAGCCGTTGGCCGTTGAGGTGGTGATGCTGCGGTCTTCCGTGTCCTCGCCGTCCACATAACAGCGCAAAGTCTTGTTGCCCGCGCCGGTAAGGGCGTATGGTACAGTCACGCGCTGTCCTTTGTTTATGGCCGTCGCAATATTGAAGGAACTGGTCAGGGTAAGCTGCACCACATTGATGCTCCAGGTAATCTGAGACACCTGCATCTCAGCCCCCTCGCCCACTTCCACGCGTACACGCACGGTATTCGTACCTATGCCCATGTAGGACGTAACATCAACCGTGTTCGTGCTACCTGCGGACACATTGCCTGTAAGCGTGCTGGTATTGGCCCCCTGGGTTATCGTGACAGTGACACGTCCGGGATTACCGGTACTTTCGCCGGTCGTGGTGTCTATCTGGTCGTACTTATATACCAGCTCCACCTTGTCCCCCTTCTTGACGGTACGGTTCGGGGTAATACGGGTGAGAACCACTTTGGTTGCCGATACCGAACCGCCGCCACCGCCACCCGTAAACTGGTCCGTGGTGCTGATGACATCACCCTGTTCGTTCAGCAGGGAAACGGAATACACCTTGTCATCTCCCTCTCCTATCTCGTTCAGTTGAAGAGCCGTACCGTATGTACTTCCGAACTTTTTCAATTCCGCAGCCACACCTTTGCCGCTGACAGGGTTTGTGGAGTTCTCGTTTACAGCCTGGTCAACCTCCAGAACAGGAATATCCAGACTGACCTCACCCTGTTCATTCGGGGTCAAGTCCTCTGAAGCTGTCCCCTTGGTAATTCTGATTCTTTTAATCGCATCACCGCCACCGAAACGCTTCCACGCAGACGGTTCCAGCCAGTTGCCCGTATCGGTAGCCTCAAAACGGTAATCCTCCCACTTGCCCGCAGAAACCTCGAATGTGATAATCATTCCCGGTTTATCCTCTTCCGCAATATCCGAATCTGCAAGGGCTGCAACGGCAGTTTCTTTTGTATAGTAACCGCTACCGAGAGGATGCAGTTTCGTTATGTTATAAAAACCGCTGCCGGAACCGCCGCCACCTGATTTTACCAGTGTATTATCATCGGCTCGCCACACATAAGTAACCCCTTCACATATATAAATCTTGTCTTTCAGAATTTCGCTACGGGTTTCATCCAAATACATGTCTGCAGTATTCCAGTCATTATAGAATACGGCAGTGGTCATGCTGCCGACAAGGTACGCAAACAAATTCCGGCTTTTGACAAACACAACGGTACCGTCATTCCCCATATAACTTGCCTGGGTTATCTGTGCATCATTCACAAAACGGCCAAATCCGGCTGTGGCACCTTTCAATGCCATACCATACCGACCGGATACTTTTTCTGCTGCTGAAGCTGCCTCATTCGCCCTGGCTGCAGACTCATTGGCGGTAGATGCAGCCGAATTCGCAGCATTCTTCGCATCTTCGGCTGAAGCAGCTGCCGAATCTGCCTTGACTGCGGATGCTTCAGCTTTGGCCGCTGCATCTGTTGCCGGTTTCTGGAGCAGGATTATAGGCACAGACACAAGTTTGTCCGATTTCATTCCCGGAAGCGAATTCACTCCTGAAAGGGAGGAAACAGTTTCCAGGTCTTCCACACCTTGCGACTGTTCTGCAATCGCATCCATTATCCGTTTTAAATCTTCTTCTGATACTGCCATATTATTTATTTTTATATTGACTGTACGGTTTCCGTATTTTTATATATTCAAAATTGTTCTGGTTAGAATAAGCCTCACATTCAAAAGTAATCGTCCTGTATGCTTCCTTAAAGTTTCCGCGTGTCTTAAACAGGCGGTAAAGCCATTCTGACACATACAAAAGATAAAAGGGGAAGTAAAGGAGTTCTTTCATCTGGGACGTATGTATGGCTTCATGATTAAAGTCCAAGTCTGACATCACACTGTCAGAACGCACAAAAAGCACTCCGAATAGATTAATACATTTAAACCCCTTGAACGGGATAAGCCTGTTACGGATTACTTTCATCACAACCTCCTTTCATTTGTCTGCGCAAACCGTCTATAAAACCAGGCACACACAGACTCTCCGCAACACATACTATGATTTTCATTTCATCATCACTGTATTCAAGAATACCGTCACTATGGTATATCTTCATAGCAAGTGCATGTGCACGAATTCCATTAGCATTCCTGTAAATCAGATCTGCAAAACTCTCACGGACATCACCGGTCGTATAAGACCTTCCTCCTATACCGTCAGGTATGGTAAAATGTTTAAAATTAATTCTCATAATTATCAATATTATATCTGTATCCATAACTTCGTCCACGATCCGTCCAATAAAGATTGTGACATGAATTACCTATCAGTACCCAATGGAGACCGTCTGATGTTACCTCACCTGTATTGGGGTCTCTGACATACATGTTTTGTAATATCAGCTCAACCACGCCGGCATCTATTGTCAGTTCTTCGGCCTTGTACTCCATTCCGGTACGACTTTGAACGAACAGACCACTCACTATCCCGCTGCCATTCTCTGTCTTTATAACCGTCGGGTCATGCGGTGTTCTGGTTTTTAAAAAATAGGAATCCATAATCAGAACCCTCGCCCCCTCATAGGATTCAGAAACAGGAAGTATCACAGTACAAAAAGTCGCATCAACAAACAGATTTGTCCTTAACTTAAACCTTCCACCCCCTGTAATGGAAGAACCTCCCAAATACTCGGCGTCACTTGACTCTATCGGTTTGAATACCGAATAAAGGTATCCTTTCAATTTGGCATTGTTCGTTTCAATACTGCCATCCTGAAGAATCTTGAAATTTTCATTTGCCGTTACAAGGCCCTCAAGTTTTATCTGATCAGCACTGATTGTTATTCCGGATATAAGTTTTCCAAAATCATCCTTAGCTACATAAGCAGACAGGGCAGCCTCCTTAACCAGCCCTGTATCTGTCACAGCCTTGGCGAATAGACCGGAAAATGCCTCAACATGTACCACATCTTCAGATAAATTCCCGACAAGCCTGTCCACATAGTCCTTACCGGTAACAGTTCCATCCGCAAGCATACCATCAAAGTCTATGGTTGTCACTATTCCAGCCATATTCTTTAATTTCCCGTTATCATCAAAATATCGGGACATCATCCTGTTATATTTGGCTGTCGTGACAATATCAGAGGTTTCTATAACCTTACCATCCTTATCAAAATTGGCAGCAGCTATCTTTATCAATTTATCAGACTGCTCAAAGAAGGTCTTGTATTTATAAGCCAAAGCATCCGCCCGGTCAGTGGAGAACACCAAAAGGGATATTTGGATGATTCCGGTAAAAGAGAGCTTGAAATCCCCTGTACCGTTCCAAAGCCCTTCCAGATTGAAAACTTTCTCCCCACCGGATACCGGGAGTTCCCCGTCGTATGTGAACATGTTGAAGTTCTCGAATCCGGACTTGTCCGCATCAACAAAATCGATACGGAGACGTCCGGCCTGGACCACCTTGTATCTGAAGGAAAGGTAAACAACTCCGGGAACACGCAGACCTTCGCTGTTTGTCTCCTTGTAATCGGGTATCATGCGGAAATCCTCATTACGCTGCATGATATAACTGCCACGGATATACACGTATGGCTTCTTTCCGTCATTCCGTACCTCCACGTTCCCATCATGCTTGGAAGAAAGCGGGCCTCCGTTTGCCCAGACCCACTTGCCACCGAATGTCAGGAAAGTGGCCTTATGTTCCGTAACCCATTTTTCCATGCCCTCAGCAAACGAGGTGTTGTCGAAATAGCTCTGCTCCTCCCGGACTTCATTACGCAAGCCTTCCACCGCAGAGGTTATCTTACCCTCCGTTATGGAGAAACGTGTCAGTATATCCTCACCGGTCATCAGAACAAACGTGCCCTTCAGAAACACGTTGTCCGAATAAAGACCATACCCTTTAGGCTGCAGGGATGCCGGGAACTTGCTGTCCTTTATCCCGTCAAGGCTTCCAAGCCGTGCACGAAGGCATCCGTTGAAGTTCTTGGCACTCACTCCGTCCAGAATATCCAGACGGGGCTGGCCGTCCTCGGTAGCGGATATGGATATAAGATTCTGGCGCAGCTTGTTTTCCGTATTTCCCATCAATACGCAGTCATCGCCCGCTTTCGGAACAACACCAGCATATTCACTGACAGGTACCGTAACACCACCGGCATCGGAAGAAGCCACTTCCACCCAGTAGGACAATACCGCACCACCGGAACGGTAGGCGCACCGCATGAGGTCATGAGCCACAAACATGTTTTCCTGCTCGAATGTAATCCTGTAGTCGTTACCCTGACGGACCACATTCTTTATCTTTCCATTGGCCGCCGATACGACAAGCTGCCCGCCTACGCTTCTGACTTTCTCGATAAGCAGTTCCAGGGCCACAAGGGACTGCCTGATGGTAGCCTTGTCTATGGTAAGGTTTGTCAGTCCGGTAATCCTGTCTATCCACAACTGGAGTCCTTCCCCTGTCATTCCGTCAACGAATTTCGTGGACCTGACCAAATCCCGGATAACAGCGGTAAGGAATTCCGCATTGCCTTCTTCGTCCACCGAACCGCCGGATTCCCCGGACTTGAACGTGCCCAGGTCGATTCCCTTCAGAAAGGTTATCTTTTCCTTTGCCGTATCCTGGTGCTGTTTGCTTATGGACTCCTTCAATGCACGCCGGGCTGAAAAGACATTGCTGTCGGTCGGATAGGTGTTATCCCAACTCCGTATTATATCCGGGAAATTGCCAACCGCAACCTTTGTATAGTTCTTTACGCCGGTAATGCTGTCCTCCATCTTATCCATCGTTCCCACGGATACGGCATCGCTTATTTCCAGGTCCATCTGCGAAGGAAGGGTTACCTTACGGGTTATTTTCGTAATGCGACTGCTGCGGTAGCCTGACTCCGGGAAAAACTCCGGACTTTCAAGACGGACACGAAGGCCGATTGAAAAAGCAAGGTCATGATCCTCCACATAGACATGATCTGTCGGGCATTTATATACGGACGTGTCTATGCCATGTTTCCTGTTATATTCAGAAACGGCCTGTTCATATTCCTGCTCGGCCAGGGCATAATATTCATCCGGCATGCGTATGTTCCAAAGGATATAATGGTCTCCCGGCTTCGGAATCAACAGACCACCCGGAACCTGCGTGTCATCTGAATAAGGCCATGTGGTAATAATCTCGAACTCACGTGTACGGCTGTCGTAATTGACCTCGAAGTCACGTCCGTCAAGTTCCCCGTCCTGGAATGAAACCGTCTTGGTCTTTCCGGGAAGTTCATAATCGTTCGGATCAAAGGTCTGCGTATTGTCCGTAAAGTAATAGATTGTATAAGGTTTCCCGTTTTCATCCTTTACCTCACGGCTGCGCACTGAACTGACCGTACCGGTACGGCGGGGAAATATCTTCTCAAATGCGGCACTCTCATAATGGTGTATGATACCGTATTTGTCCGTGTTTATATCGACATATTTCTTGCCGGAAGGAAGCTGCAGACGGCTGTACCCATATTTGTCCGGATCGATGTTCCTAGTACTTCCCAAAGGGAACAGTCGGGTATAAAACTTCACATTGTCAGCCGTGCCCCTTTCCAGTCCAGTAATTCCGCGGCCATAGGCCAGGGTAAGCTCCTCGCCGTGCTCGCAACGGCAGACATTGACAGTAGTGCCTTCAATCCAGTATTCCGTCTCTGCAAGTTCCGCAACCTTTTTCAACCCCTCGTCGCAATAGGTTCCCTCATAATCCACCACAAGGTTTTCTGTCGCGACCACCGTACCGACCTTCCAGTCCGACGTACCCATGCCGTCATTGATGGCACGCACGATAAGCGCCACCTGTTCGGAGGCAGGGGCGGTTAGGGTGAACTCCACATCATTGTCGCCGTCCGTACTCTTAATTACGAGGAAACGCTTTATCAGGCTTTCTATTCCGTACAGCTTCACATCGTACACCCATTCCCTGGCAGACTTCTGTTTCGGACAGTAACGCTCAGCAACCCAATAGCGCTCCCCAAGGAACTCGACATAATCGTTCACTTCAAGGACTATGCAGTCATAATGGGAGAAAGAGAGGGACAAAACGTTGTCGCTCTGCAATGCCTTGTCCTGCACGCTGCTGTCAGACGGTGCCAGAATTGCCTTCTTTTCCTTATTGCTGTCATATAATGTCAGAAGCACAATTCACGTATTAAAAAGTTCAAACCATAACCGAAACAGACTCCAAGCGTATCGGCCAACAAGTCATACCAGCACCAATGGTTGCCCTGAGCCATACGGTCTCCCTCTTCCTTACCGAAAGAAAGGCCCGCCGCAAAAAGAACACCATAAATCCCTCCGGCCAAAGAGACCAGAAAGCATACGGAAAAATGCTTGATCTTATCTTTTTCAATCCTCATAACGTCAATATTTACTGTTATTATAATATCATTAGAACACCGTTAGAAAGTAGGGACAGGCTCCCGGAACTTTATCTTGAAATGCGAAGCCTGCTTCCCCTCCTTCCACAAATAGGTCAAAGGGGAATAGTCCGTGCATTCCAGGTAAAACATCCTCAACTCCATCTCCAGATAAGGGAAACGGAAATCGAGCCAACCCCCATCACCTTTCTTAAGCATGGAAAGAAAAGCGGAATAACGTTTCAGGAATTCCGCCTTTGTATCGGCATATATGGCAAAATGAAGGGTGACGTCACGGGCCTCACTGGTTCCCAGAAGTACTGAGGAATAGGATTCCCCGTTATTCTCGGAAGCACTGACGGCCACATTCTTCTTCGCCTTGGAAGGGGCAAGAAGGGACTTCAGATTCTCACGCCCGCCCTTACGTTCCTCATAAAGAAAAGCTCCGTACTCTTCCCATATATCCACATCATTTATATATACCTGTCCTCCCATTATATTTCCCATAATCACTTTACTTTTATACCGTCACGAACAATCCTCTTTATATCCTCGGACATCCCTTCCAGATGCCTGCAATACTCTGTATTCTCCTCGATACGCTTCAGGCTGTCAACCGCACTGCCCATATTCTCGGAAACATCCTCCAGGCTCTCGTCCATTGAGGCCCAATGAATCTGGCCGGACGTGAAAAGCCCTTCCAGTTTGGTCCCCTGTTCCTGCGTCATGGCTTCAAAACCACCGGAACGTCCCGTCTGTGTGGTGCCTCCACCACCCGCATAAATGTCTATCCCGGTGGTTTCTGCAATCTCGTCAAGTCTGGCATTAGCGGCCTCCATCGCCTGCTGAAAACGGCTTTTCCAGTTTTCCAGATAAGTCTTGTCAGCCGTCCCGTCTATCATGTGCTCGGACAATTCGTTATAAAGCGGCTCAATGGCCTTTGCAAGGTCCTTATACATGAAGGAGTTAAGAAGGGCCTCCGCTATCGTTTCCTCCGTGAAATCCGCGAAACTGCTCACATCGCCTTTGGCAGAGGCAAGAGCGGATTTTACATTTTCCAGGAATCCGTCAAAGGAAGTGCCCATGACCATTTCCTGAAGGGACGCATACGTCTCCTCTATCTTCTGTTTCAGTTCGTCTATGGTCTTGCCGCTTTCCACCCATGCCTCGTAATAGTCACGGGCCGCATCCGACAGTTTGTTCTGGTTGTAATACAGTTCTATCTGCTCGGCGCTCATACCGCGGAGACTATGTGTCACGGATCCTCCGTTCATGGAGTTTCCCCACTCCCAATGGGCATCACTGTTCTGCAGGCTGTTCCACAGGGCATCATTGGCCCTCATCTCCGCGTCAAGGTTTTTCTTGTACTCCTCAAGGGCTGAGGACTGGGCTTCCCAGACAGAAACGCTGGCCGGTTTGGAATAGCCGTTCTCCACAAGCCAGTTCAGCGTTTCCTGGTCCTGGATAATATCCTGTATCGTGTCCCGGTTGACCGCCAATTCCTCATTACGCTCACGGATGGCACGGTTCGTCTCTATCTCGGCTATATACCACTCACGCTTCATCTCCTCCATCTTCTCCTTCCAGCTCGTAAACATGGAAATGACAGAGGAAAGACCGCCGATAATGCCGCTTATACCACCGACTATGTTTCCGGAAAAAAGCTCCCCTATACCGGTACCCATGTCCATGACACCGTCCACAAGGGTCATGATTTCGCCGATGGAGCGGGAAAACCTCTCTCCGAACACGCTGCCGAGAGAATCTCCCCACCCTTGGATCGTGGAAGTCAGTTCCTTTCCGTTTGCATTCAGTTTCTTCAAGGCACCGGAAACATCACCGTCCTGCTTCACGGCGGAAATCAGTTCGCTGAACGAAGTCTGGAATGCCTTGAAAGGGTTTTCTTTTTCCAGGTCCTTCTGTATTGCCTTGACCCTCTTCTGCATGCGTTCAAACTCGGCCACGGTAACGGTTACCTGTTTCTTGACAAAATTTCCGTTTCCGTCCTTGGCCGGAACAGAGAGCGTTACACCGTCACCGGCTATCATGGCGTTGTCAAGAGTGGACCGGGCCTGTGAATAGAAGTCTTTCAGAACCTTATAGCCTTTTTCCGAGGCATCGGCAAACAGCCTGTTATAAAAATCAGAGGAACGGAGAATATCCCCCTCCAGTGATTTTATCTCACTTTTATAACGCTCCGTCCTGGCCGATATGGACGCCTCCACCTCGGATGTGTCCGAACCGTCCGTCTGGAGACGCGCCAGTTCGGAATTGAAAACATCCATATCTTCCTTGTAACGTTCATCAATATCACGCCGCTTCTGGTCAAACGTCCTGTATTCGTCCAGCAGGGCATTCAGCTTTTTTCGTCCTTTTTCGACCTCTTCCTGTTCCACTTCACGCACCCCGGCCTTCATCTTGTCATCCGCAAGGGCGTATGCGTCCTTAAGCGCCGCGCTCTGCTCCCCGGTAAGCCTGCCTTTCTGGGCGTCCCGCCACCGCTTCTCCTGCACCTTCAGTTCGTCTATCTCATTCCTGTAATTCAAACGTATCTGGGCTATGCGCTTTTCCGAACCGTCCTTCAGCAGGTTTATATCCTCCTGTTCGTTCCGGCGGCGCAGCTCCTGCAGCTCGTCATCAAGCTGTCGCTGGCCGAGCACATGTTCCTTCCTGCCCTTTTTATCCGGATCCGGCACAATGGGCCTGTAATCGGACAGTCCGGATTCCTTGATTATACGGGAGTATTCTTTCTGGAACCATTCGGCCTGATCCAGGTAAAACTGTTTCCGGTCTTCCGCCTCCTTTATGGCATTTTCAAATGCGACCTCTGCCGGGTCACTTCCGTACTGGTTCTTGTTGCCGCCGCCAAAAAACATGTAAGCCTTGCCTCCGGCTCCCCAAAACGGGCGGTACTCCTCCTTGCCTTTGCTGCGGATGTCGTTGGCTTTCTCGTCTGCTTCAACGGCCTTTTGAATATAGGACTGGGCCTTGGCCTGCATGAAAAGAGAACTTACATAGGCATTCCCTTTCTGAATAAGCACATCATACCATTCGGACAAGGTCTTATAAGTACCGAACGCATCACCGTATTTTTGATTCAGTTCGTCAACCTTAGCCTTCTCCTGTTCCTTTGTTCCGGTAAAATCCTTTATCTCACGCAGCGTATTGTCCAGTTCGGTACGGGTACGGATGGAAATCGCATGAGCCTCTTTCTCGACCTCGTTCTTTTCCTGCATGGCTTTGGTAAGGGCATCAACTCCGTTCTTGGCACCGAACAGGCTCTTCGTCCAGTCTATGATTTCGTCGCCATACATGACCAGCAGCATGATACCCGTCGTCAGCGCCGTCTGCCATGAAAAAAGCGAGCCGAGGACCTGCTTCCATACCGGGGTTCCTTTCTTGCCCGCCTTGACCAGCTCGTCATATTCCTTCCTGGCTCTGGCAAGCTCGTCCGTAAAAACGGGCAGATTGTTGCTGATTGCCAGGAAGAACATCTGCGGTCCCATTGCCAGAGACGGCATCTCACGGGCTATCTGCTGGATGCTCATGTGAAGGCCGTTATACTGTGATTTGGCCTGCTGCATTTCAGGAGGTACGACCTTTACGGATTCTGCCGTTTCCTCAAGCTGTTTCAGTTGAAGCTGAAGCTCCTTTATTTTTGCCTCCAGAGCCTCAATGGATGCGATATTATCCTTCTGGTCCATATCCGGACCGCCCGCTTCCATCGCACGCAGTTCGGAGACTTTCGCCTCAAGACCGGATATCACGTCCTTCAGTACCCGGGACTGCTGCTGCAGCTTCTGGAACTCCGTGGAAACCGTACCGGCACTTTCCTTCCCGTCCTTTCCCACACGGCCGACATCTGAAGAAATCTCGTCAAGGGATTTCTTCGTCAGGTTCTTTATCAGGAATTCTATTTCTACGGGCTTCATTTCATTTGACTTTGATAATATTGTATCATCTGTTCTTCTTCCGACAGTTCCGGCCTGTCCTTCTTACGGACATAACGCGGGGCATCCGCAAGCATAACGAGCAAAGTCTGATAGTTTACTCCGTTAAGAATATATTCCAGACTCCACCCGGTAGAGGCTGCTATCTGCCAGATATATCCAAAGAGGCTATGGGAATGTTCATAGACAGTCCTTAACTCCCCTTTCCCTTTTGGCTCAGTCTCGGTTTCAGCGGATTCGCAATCTCTACCGATCTGATAGTATTCATAAAAGGCTTCGTTCCCAAAAGCGTCATGAACTGAAGATTGGCGGCCCACAGATAACGGTATGGGGTAAACCACAATATCAGCCACTTCAACACGTCGGCAAACAAATAACCGCTGACGCTGCCGCGCAAGACGGTAAGCGAAACCATCTTTGCTATCTTCGTTCCGTGCTCTGCCATAAACTCCAACTGGCGGTGCGTATCAAACTTCTTCATATCCTTATAGGTACACCCGAGCTTCAGATAGATCCGGGAAATGCGTATGAGGCTCAGAAGTGTGGGACGTTTCATGACCAGACGCACCGAAAACAGGGGCTTCTCCCTGAACGGCAAACGGAACGCGAAAAAAGGAATGGAGACACCCACATCCATAAGGGCCTCGGATGCCTCCACCTGTATATTCCTGTCCATAAGGCGCTATTTTGAGTTTCCGGAAACGGAAGCTGTCTCTTTTCCCGTGGCTTTCTTTGCGGCCAACGTATCCAGTGCCCCCTCGTCACTCATACCGTATGGGGATGAGTCGCCTTCCGTCAAAGGCTTCATGACGCGCAACTCGCATTCAATCTTGGAGGTCTCCGTCAGGGTCAGTTTACCTCCGAGATTGGCAAGGATCATCGCACGTGGAATATTCAGCACCTGACCTGATGCAAATTTGATGGTCCATTTTCCCTCAAGGCTGACCAGGGAGGTCGGAGCCTTCCAACCGACAACCTTCTTGCTCGGTTCCTCCCCGGTCTCCACGATTTCACCGCCCAACAGCCTTTTCATGTTCTTATAATTCAACTGGATCATGTTGAATGTCGGGGCTATGGTTCCGTTACTTTGCGGAATGACCAGTACAGGGGCATCCGGCACCTGTTCGGCATTGATGTCCGTGACTTCCGGCTTCTTGCCTCCCAAGTCAAACGAACCTTTTTCTATATAGCCGATACGTTCATCATCCAGAAGAACCTCGGCAAGTCCATAAGCAAATTCCATTCTATTTTCTTCTTTTGTATATGATTACTGTTATGATTATCCCGGCGAGAAAACCGGAAAAGACGTATTTGAATGCCGTCCGAAAACCGACCGAACGGCTCTCATTCTCCTGCTCCCGAATGCCGGTCTGACTGCGTATCCTGGTCAGTTCACGCTCATAATATTCGACGAGCATGCGGAGACTGTCGCAGCCGGCATCGATATATACCGTGTCCCCTTGCCGGGAAACACTCACGCTGGCCTGTCCGCTTCTCTTCGTGTAGGAAGCGGAAGGCGGGAGTTTAAGGAGGTTTTCCACAGGTATTTCCAAACCCACTTCCGACGGGGGAACCGTCACCGGCTTCACTACCCGGATTTCGGATAGTAGGCTGTCCTGCAGGCTTTCGGTCCGCTTTTCCACGGACGTTTCCTTTTGTGTCCTGCAGCTCTGGGCGCAAAGGGCATACAGCCCAATAACGGCACACAGAAGCGCGGAGGACAACCTGCTTGAGACGCGACACTTCCTGATAAAGGTTTCCATTTTCATTCTGCAGTTCTATTAATGTTTTCTGTTGGTCTTCATACATGGTCTTGTAGGTATCATGTACCTCCTTAACCGTCCGGGTATTCCGCAACGTGCGGTTGGTGAGCCATACGATGGCGGTACCCAGAACCGGGACAAGCCATTGAAGAAATGTTGTTATATTATCCATCATGGCTCTGCCCTCTCACAATTACTTATCCCTCACTGTCCTTCTTCACAATCAGACCGATTATCCACTGGACAAAACCTGTATCGGCCACACCGTTTGCCACAAGGGAGGTTCCCAAGCCGTAAAGAAGGGCGATATACCAGTCCACATCCGCTACAAAACCGGCATCAAGCCACCAGAGCAACATCGCACAAACAATACCGACAAGCCAGCTCACAACCTGGGTGGCCAGACCGTCCATTTTAGGGAAAAGGGACTTGATGCCTTCGGTCAGCAATACGATACCGCCGACAAAACCTGCGAAAGTCGCAATCATGCTGTCATAATCCACATCGGGTGCAGTACCCGTCTGGGCAAAAGAGGCTGACACAAATCCGAGCGTCAGCACAAAAAATAAAAGTAATCGTTTCATCTGTTTTTCTAATTTATTGGTTTATACCTATCTGTCTGAGCCATTCCTGCACGTTAAAACTGGGGCAGGCCTTTGCCGCCAGTTCGTTATGCCCCACAATACGGACCGAAGGAAAACGGCGGTGGAAATCCTTCACATATTCCTCCATTGCCTTTAACTGTTGCGGTGTCCTGGTATCCTTAGGGGTTTTCCCATCCCTTTCAACTCCACCGACATAAACTATATGACGGGATACGGAATTTTTACCGGCAACACCGTTGGTTATTTCCCACGGATCCACATTCGAGTCCTCATTATTATCCACAAGCCTCTCTATCTTTCCGTCAAGATGTACCATATCGGTATATCCGACCTGTTTCCATCCGCGACCGCCTTTTGATACCGGGTCGGTATGCCAGTGACGTATTTCGTCACCGGATACCTCCCTGCCTTCAGGGGTGGCGGTACAATGCACCGCAAGATATTTAAGCACAGCCATTACGCACCTCCTCCCTGCTTCTTTACAGTCAGACTGAGTTTGGCAGTCTTTCCCGGATCCGAATCAAGCGTTACGGTAATCGTTCCGGTCTTGTCCTGCTGTGTCGTATTCGGGTCGGCGGTAACGGTCAGATCCTTATCCGTCTCCACCACTTTGAAACCGGCAGGGGCCGCACTCGCCTTCCATTCGCCCGAAGCGGTTACCGTCGCCTTCTGGCTGCCGCCGGTTGACTCGAAGGTCATACTGGTGGGGCTTATGGAAATGGTCTTTTCCTCTACGGCGAAAACCGGATCCTCACGGGTATCCAGCACGACAGTCTCCTCTCCGAAAGCGATATTGGTGTCAGCCTTCATCAGCAACTTGAAGAAATACAACTCGCTCGCATTGGAAATCTTGTCTATCTGGATGACATCCTCATCATCCTGCAGGTTGACCGCCGCAAAGAAATTGCCGTCCGGTCCCATAGAACAAAGGGTGGCCACAATAAGGTCATCCGGCCATGCCGCAAGTGTTTCAATGGTAATGCCCTTGTAACGCTTGCTGTTCACATCGGTTTCGCTCGCGTTCTTGGCCTCGCGTTCCGTCAGTTCATCATCGTACTTGTCAAAATCGTCTATACTCATGATGATGCGCAGGTTCGGGTTGTTACGGATGGCTTTCGGTATGGCCTTGCGTACAGCCTTCAGCTTGTCCAGCATGGTGGAAGGCTTGCCGGAAACGATAATAACTTCCGTATCTTTCGCCATCTGGGTAAGAATACCGTTCATCAGATGGTCGTCATCACTGCCGTATTCACCGTTGACATAATGCTCGCCCAACTCGAACTTCACCTGCTTGATCAGTTCGGACAACAAGGCATTCTGCCCTTCAGGGGGAAGCTCCGCAAACACAAGATTGCCTTTCGGCTGCCACTTTCTCCATACCTGTTCAAAAGCACGGGGATTGAACACGGTAAACGCCATGAAGTCTTTCGGATCGAGGCTCTTTTCGTCATAATTGAAATTGCCCTTGGAATCTTCCAGCTGAGGGTTCTCCTTACGCTTCTGAAGCATTTTCCCGGATTTCATTCGGGGCAGGCTGATTTTCTTCTCCACACCGGGAATGACCATGATCAGCCCTTTTTCCACAATCTCATTGCCGGTAGCGGCAAGAGTAAGGATCTGCTCCAGTACCTCGCCATTGTAATTGGTGTTCTTTACTACTATTGCCATTCTTCTTATCTGTTAAGTTTGTTCTTGATTTCATTCATGCGTCTGTCCCAGGGGCTTTCATTGCCCGGATCCACACGCAGGTCGGTTGTCACTCTTTTCTTCGGTTTCAGGCTCTGCAATGCCTTTTCACCGTTCTCACGGTCCGAGTTCAGCAGGTTCTCATAAACGGGACGGGTGGTCGCATCGATACGGCCGTCATTCTGCGCGTCATCCAGCAGTTTCTTCTTCGCCGCCTCGTCCTCTTCCCTGGCCTTGTCCTCGAAAGCCTTGTTCTTCTTCTTCAACTCTTCCACCTCCTCGGTCAGGCTGGGAACCTTAGCGGCTTCCGCTTCCAAGGAATCCATCACGCGGAACACATCCGCATCGCTCGCGCAATCCTTGAAGCGCGGTCGTTTCTTTACTTCTTCCAGATTCATTTGATTGTCATTTAGTGGCTGTTCAAGCCGGTTATTGAATATTCGGTAAACCTGTTCGGGGGTACTGCCCTCCGGAACAGGGTCTGCATCATAAATGCCGTCGATAAATCCCAGGGAAAGGGCTTCGTCAGCCTTCAGCCAGTGGTCGGTGTCATCGAAATACCGGGCACGGATCTCGTCCTCACCTATGCCCAGCTTAGGGGCATACATCCGGCAAAGCGTATCTTCCAACGCCTCCACCTCTTCCAGGCAGCGACGGAGTTCCGTCTTGTTCCCGTAACATCCTCCGGAAACGCTGTGAAGCATCAGGCGGGCATATTTGCTCATCTCCACGGGCTTGCCGCAAAGGGCTATCACCGACGCCATGCTTGCCGCGATGCCGTCCACGTAAATATGAATGTCGGCCTTGCTGTTCCTTAGCGCGTTAAAGATGGCGATGCCCGTATAGACATCACCACCGTTGCTGTTAATCCTTACATCAATCCTCTTACCTGAAGACTCCGCCTCGATGAGCTCACGCGCAATGCCTGCTGCCGTGACATCGCTGTATTCACCGATGTCACCGTAAAGCAGGATGCACCACGCATCCTCACCGGGTATCATATTAAAAAACTTGTTCATCCATTACCTCAATTAGGGCGGTACCCCGCCGCGTTTACGGTGCAAAAATGAGGGTATTTAAGGGAGTGCGCAAATCCGGATTTCATGGTACAATCTTATACCGCCATCATGCCGTCATAAAGTTGTATCATGCGGCGCAAATTTTTACTACCGCCGTTTTTCAGCCACCTTTGTATCAAAAAAGAATATGCTATGGCAGACAAAATGACAAACGAACAGAGAAAGGAATGGGCCAAGCTGCTCTTCGTAAAGGAAAACCTCACACAGGCTGAAATAGCCGAGCGTGTCGGGGTTTCCAGGGTAACGGTAAACAAATGGATAAACACGGAAAACTGGGAGCATCTGAAGGTATCGGTCACGATTACAAAGGAGGAACAGCTTAAAAGCCTGTACCGCCAACTGGCCGAACTCAACGACAAGATTGCGGAAAGGGAACCAGGAGAAAGATTTGCGAACGTAAAAGAAGCGGACACGATTTCAAAACTGGCCAACGCAATCAAGAAGATGGAGACGGAAGTCGGACTTGCGGACATCACGTCCGTGTTCTCAGACCTGCTCAAATGGCTGCGCACCTACGACACGGAACAGGCAAAGCAGATATGTCCCGTACTGGACGCCTATGTAAAATCAAAACTTGCATGACCTATGGCAAAGAAAAGACTTACCCCGCAGGACAGGCTCGCGCTGGAAGGGTGGAACGAACTGGTGGCTTCCATACGGGAAAGCTCGGATATAAACCCTGCAGACTCGACCGCAGAGATAGAGACCCGGAAGAAGCGGCTGGAAACGGACGACGAGGCTTGGTTCCGTTACTACTTCGCACAGTATTACACGTGCGAACCCGCAATATTCCATAAAAGGGCAACAAAACGCTTCATGTCGCACGACAGATGGTACGAGGTCAGGGCATGGTCGCGCGAGCTGGCCAAGTCCGCACGCGCCATGATGGAAATCATCAAACTGGCACTGACCCGTCGGGTGCGCAATGTACTGCTCATCTCCAATTCGGGGGATAACGCGCAGCGACTGTTATTGCCGTTCATGGCAAACATGGAGGAAAACCAGCGCATCATACAGGATTACGGTCCGCAGAAGAAACCGGGATCATGGGAGACCGGGGAATTCACCTGCCAGTGCGGGTGTTCTTTCAGGGCCATCGGTGCGGGGCAGTCGCCGCGTGGTACACGCAACAAGAACTTCCGTCCGGACTGCATCCTGATTGACGATATAGATACCGACGAGGAATGCCGAAACCCGGAACGCATCAAAGCCAAATGGAAATGGATTGAAGAAGCCCTCATCCCCACCATGTCCGTATCGGGACATTACAGGGTGCTCTTCAACGGAAACATCATCGCACCGGACTGTTGCATCACAAGAGCCATAGAAAAAGCCGGAGAACTGAAAGCAAAAGGCATCGGGCATGTGGATGTCATCAATATCAGGGACAAGAACGGCATATCGTCATGGCCGGAAAAGAATTCCGAAGAGGATATTGACCTGTTCCTGTCCATGGTAACAGCGTCAGCCGCACAGAAGGAGTTTTTCAATAACCCCGTGGCTGACGGGGAGGTGTTCAAGGAAATCGTTTTCGGAAAGGTTCCGGCACTGTCCAAATTCAAGTTCCTGGTCATATACGGCGACCCGGCTCCCGGAGAAAACAAGAACAGGAAAAGTTCCACAAAAACGACCTGCCTGCTCGGAAAAATCGGAGGCATACTGTATGTCATCAAGGCATTCCTTGACCGGGGACTGAACGCCGAGTTCATCGACTGGTACGTGAAACTGCTGGACTTCGTGGGAGGACGTGTCCCCGTGTACTGCTACATGGAGAACAACAAGCTGCAGGATCCGTTTTTCCAACAGGTATTCCAGCCTCTGGTCAGAAAAGTACGAAGGGAACAGGGAGTGGAACTCTACATCAAAGGTGACGAGGAAAAGAAAACGGACAAGGCGACACGTATAGAGGCGAACCTCGAACCGATGAACCGGGAAGGAAACCTCATCCTAAACGAGGCGGAACGGAACAACCCGCACATGAAACGCCTGGCGGAACAGTTCAAGCTGTTCAACCTCTCACTGACCTTCCCGGCAGACGGACCGGACTGCGTGGAAGGTGGGAACCGTATCATAGACAAGAAACTGCGCGACATGGAACCGGCCAAGAAGATTTCCCGGAAAGTGCTGCGCAAAAACAACAAATACAGACAATGAGCCAATTTATAGAACTGAAGGACTACGACGCCAGTATCCACAGGGAAATACTGGACGCACTGACGAGAGCGGACGAGTCCATCGTGGAAATATGCGAGGACCGCACCATAGCAGAAATGAGGGGATACCTGTCACGGCGCTACGACTGCGACAGGCTGTTTTCAGCCACAGGGAACGAGCGTAACCAGCTTGTACTGATGATGGCCGTGGATATAACCGTGTACCACATTTTCTGCATACACAACCCGCGGAACATCTCCGACATACGGAAAGACAGGTATGACAGGGCCAAGGAGTGGCTGGAGGCCGTGGCAGACGGAAAAATCAGCATAGACGGGGCACCGCTGCTCCCGCAGGAGGAACGCCGGACACGTTCCGGATTCATAGTCAAAAGCAACCGAAAACGCTCAAACTATTTTTAAATTATGGGAAGAAGAAAAAAGAACGCCGGACGTATCAGCATCGGGGGAAACCTCCGCCGTCCGGGGCAGACGGGCACACAGACAATCGTACTGACACAGCCCAAAAGATTCGGCATCGACATTGCCGACATGGTAACGGCCATACACGCATTCGAAAACGTGGATTATTCGCGCCGCTATAAACTCTATGACTTATATAGTGACATCCTCATGGATACCCACCTCTCCAGTGTCATAGACAAAAGGGTCCAGGCCGTACTCTCGCTTGACATCGAATTCCAACGGGGTGGAAAGCCGGACGACCGCATCAACGAACAGCTCCAGTCCCCCTGGTTCCGCAGGTGCATCGAGGACATCCTGGCCGCCAGATGGTGGGGGTTCTCACTCATGCAGTTCTACCGGGAAGGGGAATGGATCAACTATGACCTTATCCCACGTAAACATGCGGACCCGATACGAAGGCTGATACTGCGCCACCAGACGGACATCGCAGGAACATCCTGGGAAGAATATCCCGACCTTCTCTTTGTCGGGGACAAGGACGATATGGGACTTTTGGCCAAGGCGGCGCCGTGGGTCATATACAAACGCAATGACGTTGCAGACTGGGCACAGTTTGCCGAAGTGTTCGGTATGCCCATACAGGAATACACCTACGAGACAGACGATGACGAAGCCCGGCAACGTGCCATAGAGGACGCGACCGGTATCGGGTCTTTGGGCGTATTCATACACGGAAAGGACACGGAACTGAATCTCAGAGAAGCCGGGAACAAAAGCGGTTCAGCAGACCTGTACGACAAGCTCTGTGAACGGTGCAACAGTGAAATATCCAAACTGATACTGGGAAACACGCTAACCACCGAGGCATCCAGAACCGGAACGCAGGCACTCGGAACGGTACACAAAAAAGTGGAGGACAAACTGGTCAAGGCGGATTGCCGATACGTTCTGGACGTGTTGAACTATGACATGACCGACATTTTCCTGTCTATGGGAGTGGATACCACCGGAGGAACATTCTGTTTCCCCGAACAGAAAGAGACGGACCTTAACACGGAAATAAATGTCTTATCCCGATTAAAAAAGGATTTCGGCCTGCCCATAAGCGATGATTACCTGTATGAGAAATTCGGCGTGGAAAAACCGAAGGACTATAAGCTGCTTAAAGCGGAGACCAATCAAAAGATACAAACACCGGTTGTACCCACTCCGGTGGAACCCAAAGAGCCAAAAACCGAAAAAAAACCGGGAAAGGAAACCGAAGAACCCACAGCAAGGCAGAAAAGGGACTTCATGGCATGGCTGAAAAGTTTTTTCGTCCACGCCCCGGAACAAGACGGGGCAGCTTTAAAATGGTAGTGGACACGCTTTACCGGGATTCCGGAAAAGAGGCATCCTCCGATTTCACATTCGACAAGCCGGTACTGGAAGCATTCATAAAGCACATATATGAAAAGGACTTCCATCCTATGACGGACATAGAACTTGACATGTTCCTTGCCGTATGGAACAAACTGGACATAGCCACGGACAAAGGGTTCGGGGAAAGGGAACCTGACGACCCGGACTATGATTTCTACCGGAAACTGCAGACGAACAACGCCGTGTTTGCCGCATTCAAGGTACACCGGATGCAGAATGACATGGCCGCGTTATTACTGGATTCAAACGGCATTCTAAAACCGTTTGAACAGTGGGCAAGGGAAGCGATGCCCATAGCCGACCACCAGGTTTACCAGTGGCTGCAGACGGAATACGACACGGCGGTAATCCGGGCACACCAGGCCGCCGACTGGAAACAGTTTGAAAGGGAAAAGGACATCCTTCCGAACCTGAAATGGATGCCTTCGACATCGCTGCATCCCGGAGCGGACCACAGGCTCTTCTGGGGAACGATACGCCCCATAGAAGATGCCTTCTGGAACGAACACCGGCCCGGAGACCGTTGGAACTGCAAATGCAGCCTGTCATCCACGGACGAAGAACCGACACAGCTTCCGGAATCAGATCCGGCAAGCAAACCGCAAGCCGGACTGGAGAACAACCCGGGAAAGGACGCAAAACTGTTCTCCGACAAGCACCCGTATCAGTCGGAAGCACATGCCGGGGCAAAAAAGGCAGTTGACAGACTTACGGAACGGATCAATGAAATGATAGACGAGATGCCGGACAACCTGACTTATGAAGAAAAGAAAGCCATCGCGGTAAACAATCTCGAACTGGAAAAGGCCCTTGGGATTAAAAAAGGAAAGCCCATGAGCGTGGAAGAAGCGGACAAACAGAACGCCAACCCGAAACATGCGGATGAATTTGTATTAGACCCCAACGGCATATTCTATGACAAAGGTGGTAGAAGATATAGAAAGAACGCAGACTATGACGAAAAAAAGCACAAGCCGTACAATATCAACTGTCAGACCTGTGCGCCTGCCTATGCCTTACGCCTAAAAGGGTTCGACATTACGGCAAAGGGAAATATTCCAGGATCAAAACTGGAATACTTAAGCAAAGGACGTGCTTTCGAGATATGGAAAAACATAGACGGAACACCGGCAAAACACATCAGCATAAACGACTGGCTTCTTACAAAAGGATATTTGAAAATGACTCCCAAAAGATACTGGGAATATTTCAACGAAGTCTGCAAAGAGGAAGGAGTTTACGAGTTGTGCATAGGGTGGAAAAACGGAGGCGGTCACGCTACCATCCTGCAACGGTTTGCCAACGGGGAACTGCGTTATATAGAGCCGCAAAGCGACAACTCAAAAGGTTCAGGGATGGAATGGAAGGATGTCAAATACCTATGCGACATCGGAGCTCCCAATTCACACAGTTGCAGAGGGCTTATGAGAATAGACAACAAGCTATTCGATATCGGGTTCTTCGACATCTTTGACATATAAGTCAATGAAATCAAATACATGCAACCCGGTTATTTCCATCGCTTCACCGTCTTTAAACAAGTATAAAAACGGGAAACCGACAGTAGCATCATCCGGAAAGACAAACAGCCATGCCTCCTGTCCCTCGTGATTGCCGAGGTACTTGAAGTGGCGACCGTACTCATTGATAAGGTGCTGCGCCTCATTGATTACTTGTTCAGGTATGTTCATAATAAGAGAGTTTTCACAAAAGTACGTTTTTTATTTGACATAACAATAACAATATGGATATAAAAGAGTTTTCAACCTTGATAAAGGAAAAAGCAAAGGAACTGGATGATATGGCCAAACATAGGCTCCCGGTAAAAATCGGACGGATGGCGAAAGACCATTACCAGGACAATTTCAGAAAGGGAGGATTCGTGAACAAGAGACTGCAACGTTGGCCTGCCACAAAAAGGCAACAAAGCGGGGACACATCGGCTGCTTCTAATTACGGACCACTACTCAGCCGGAGGAACCATCTCTTCAGCTCTATCAAGTACATGCCTTCCGACTATCATGTCAGGGTGGCAAATGATGTCCCCTATGCCTCCATGCACAACTATGGGGGAGAAACGCATCCGACCGTAACGCCCAAAATGCGGAGGTTTGCCTGGGCCATGTATTACACCTCCGGCATAGGCAAGAAGCCCTCTACGGGCAAAAAAACGGGCAACAGGCGCAAGAATACAGCCTCTCCACAGGCTGAGATGTGGAAAAGGCTCGCACTCACAAAGAAAAAGAAGCTGAAGGTCAAAATACCCAAGAGACAATTCATCGGGGAGAGTGCAACTTTGAACGCCCGGATAGAGAAAACGATTGAGAATGAAATAAGGAACATCTTAAAATAAAACGGATATGGAAGAACTTTACATCAGCATCCTGGAAAGAATACAGAATGAAATGCCGGAAATAGCCTACATCGACGAGGATTACGGACAACTGGAAGGCATGGATTCAGAAAACGATGACTTTTACCCTGTCACATTCCCCTGCGTCCTGATCGGGAATGCGGAGGCGGACTGGAAAGACATCGGCATGGGAACACAGGCCGGTCAGATACAACTGACCGTACGTCTCGGAATAGACTGCTACCATGACACACATATCGGAAGCGGAACGACTGACAAGATAAGGGAAAGAATGGAACTCGCAGGAAAACTGTACAGAACACTTCAGGGCTACCGCTTCTCCGGATTCATGGACGAAATGGCGAGGATAAAAAGCAGGGACTACACCCTACCCGGAAATATCAAAGTGTACGAGATTGTATTTGAATTCAACTTTCGCGACGAATCTGCGCTACAGGATAGCCTGCATCATCGCTGAACAGGGCAAGCTGCCTGTATGTAAGACGGGGAGCCCGCACTTTCGGTACGGGCCGTATGTCGGGATCAGTCTTGCTGCATTCCCGGATAATGGCCATGATACGCTCCTCGGATATGAAGAATTCCTGCTCTGAAAGGATTTTCAGGGCACGGTCAAAACGAAGCCCCTGCACCTCCGTCCAGAAATAATAACGGCGGCACAGGGCTTCATTGCGTTTCCTTATCAGTTCCTTGTCGCGACCTTTTGCCATACAAATATCGTTTTTTCCCACAAAAATAATGAAATAAGACACAATAAGCAATTAAAAAAGCCTGCATACCACAGATATACAGGCTTTTGTGTTAATACGTTAAACAGCCGGACTATAACCGGCAGAAAGAAGGCTCTATCCTTCTCCAGACGCCGTTCTCATCACGTTGGTAGAAATAATAGTTTACAGCCGTCTTATACACCACGTTGCTTTCACGGAACAGATCCATGATGTCCTTATATTCCGAATCGAAACGGGGTTCCAGTTCGTAAAGTTTGCTGATGGACTTGTAGTCCAGATCGCCCTGCTTGTTGCGTTCCAGCAATGTCATGGCCAACTGGTACATCGGATCGTCCACCCCTTTCTCCGTTTTGGAAACATAAACCTTCAGGTAGTCCACAAGACGGGATGCCGCCATGTCCGCACGCTCGTCAAAACTCTTCACCTTGTTGCTCCGCACCTCCAGTTTGGTATCTCCGTCCACGATGGTGTAGCTTGCCTGGTCATCGCCCTTGCGCAACTGCCCGTATTCACGCATCGTGTCACGAAAAGCGCGACTGTCCTGCTCGAGACGGTCACGAAACGCTTTCACATCGGCCACCAACGGCTGAAGCAGCCTCCATACATCAATCATGAACTGGCTGCGCAAACCCTCGTATGCGTCACGTCTGTTCTGTTTCTCTTCCTTTTCCTGTTGCTGCATTTCTGCAATCAATGCCTTGCGCTCATCAGCCGAAAGGCTGTTCAAAAATTCTTTTTTATCCATGTTCGTTTTTATTAAGTGGTTATAATCATTTCTTTTCCTTGCGCCTTATGGCACGTATTTTTTTCAATAGGGCATCCAGTTCCCCGCAATCCAAATCCCGGAACTCCTTGCCAGCTATACGGCTGTCCCGGCAGAAAGAATTTACTCTGTCCCAGTTTGCCGTATCAACGCCTAAAAGCTGCATCTGGTGCAGCACGGCGGAACGTCTTTTCCTGCGCTCCTGGATAAACCTTTCACGCTCTGTCGGCAATACCAACTTGCGCATCCCCTCCAAAGCGGCAGAATATTCATTTCGGGACATTTCGTGGAGACTTGCGGTGCGTCCGTCCGTATATTGAAGCACGATGCTCCGCTTCAGCTCCTCACGGTCAGATGTCGGCAGACGGTTCAAAAGACCGTAAAACGCCGCATAGTTATCAATGGGACTATTCATCACTTTTTATTTTTGAAATACCCGTTTATACTTGCTACAGGTGTCGTTTCCATTGACGATGTTACAGAAATCGGTACACCCGGATTCTGCTCTTCCAACTGTTTTTTCACAAATTCCTCATACTCATCCATCGTCTTTTTCCTAAAATCCGAAGTATTGGTATCACTGACATAGCCAAATTTAAAGGTTATTGAACGTGGTTTGTAACCTAACGGGGTTTTTACCTTTACCGAAATAATACTTATATATTGCTTGCTCATATATTCACTACTTTAACGGGGTAATCCAATATTTTCACTTTAGCTTCCGGAACGTCCTTGATGACAGCCGCCGCAAATTCCATGTGGCGGGTCTCAATTACCGCCCAGTCCTCTGTTTTTTCGGACGGATAAACGATGAACCGCTGGCGGGGTTCGTAACAGCTCCAGTTTACAAGGACATTACTCAGCCTGTCTATCGGCAATCCTATCTGATACAACTCTCCTATTTTCATCAGTTAATCTCGTTTGAAGATTCAATACCCAATAAAACCGCCCCTCTTCCTTTCGTTAGGAATTTAAGAGCTAAACCAATAATCATAGACCTAAGCTGCTCGTTCTCTTTCATGGCAAGAGCTATGGCATGAGTTATAAGACCTGCTTTCCCGTTACAATAAGTTACAGAATCAAAATCACTTCCATCTGCTTTTTCCTCCTTAATAGCCGCAGCCATATAAACAGATACATTATTGTCAATGCAGAATTTTTCCACCATCTGGGACAGTTCTGCAAGTTTTTTCTGGTTATCCGTTTCCGGGTTTAATGTCGTTTTAGCATTTTCCATTTTCATAATCATCAATCATTATTAGTTACGTGTCACATTTATTTTTCTCAGTTCTTTGGGACGCATGATGTAGGTATCCTTCAAATGCCAATAGGGTTTGCCCTCTCTCCTATCCTCTGCCTGCATTAAGTGAACAGAACCTATCACATGACCGACAATCCCCACCTCCCGGAATATACCTTGCATTCTAACCTGCGATGGACTTTGGCCACACGTATCTACGCACAACACAACGGCCACAATTAACGTATCAAGCATATCATTCCTCCTTTCTTGTCGGTTTCCAATCGACGGTCACTATCGCATCCAACTGTCCAGAGCCGCCACATACCGGACAGTTTACCTTAACACTCTCATGATGCTCCTCTCCCCAAAACCAGCCGTTACCCTGACAGTAACCGCATTTATGTCCCGGACTTACCAGCATCTCACGGTTCCTGCCTTTGCTCATAAAGGAAGGAGGAACCAATTCCAACTGCTTTAAAATTCTACTCATTGTCATTATCATTTAAAAAACCGTATTCTTCCAAAAGTTTCTCACTGGAGGCCTTGGATAGTTCCCTGGCTATCTCACTCAAAATATAAGACTGGTCCGGGAGGGAATAATTCTCCACAGCCGACTTTACCTGTTCAGTCATTTCTTCAATTAGTTCTTCCATCATTTTTCTGCCCAATATTTAGCGGCCCCTTCCTCCCATATCGTATAATAGTTTCCGGGAGCCGTGATAAAACGTCCTTTGCACATAGCCCGGAAGCCCTGGACAAATATTTTCACATCAGCATCGTAAGCGACCTTCTTTGCCGCACGTCCTTCAGGATTCATCCCCTCGGCGTGGCTGATAAAAATCAGCAGCTTATTGGCATGTTTTTCTTTCATGGCCTTGTAGGTGGCGTATGTCAGACCGGAATACTGGAAGCTGTCTATAATGACAATCTCCGGGCTTCTCCGTTTTGACAGACGCTCCGAAAGCTCCTCCATGGATTCACGGTCAAGAATGACAAAACGCCTGTTCACTTCTTCCATCTTATGCCTTACCAGGGAATTCTTCAACGAAAGACCTGTGCTTTCCTCAAGGCTGTCATAGGCAACCTTGGCAAACCGGCAAAGGTACTTGGCAAGCTGCATCACGAATGAACTCTTGCCGTTCCCACTGTTACCCCATATTATCCAAGTCCCGGTCCGATCCGGATGCCCGAAAGCCTTCTCCCATTCCCCTTCAAAGGGGAAAGAAGGAATATTCATGGACTGGACTTGTTTAGGCGAATATGCACGTCCCATAATTTTTATGATTTAAGTTTCTCAATTTCCGTATATAGACGTCTCAAACCACCGTCTGACAGATTCACAAGCTGCATGATGTCCGTTCCTGTAGGAGCGTTTACCTTGGCCACAATCGCAGCCTGAGCCTTCAGGAACTTGGCACGTTCCTTACCGTCGTCCGGCGTTACCTTGCTGAACGTATCTCCGTATCTGGAAAGCATCTCGGTATAGCCCACCTTCTTTCCCTCGATGGCACGGTCTATCTTTTCCTTCAGACCGTCGGCACCCATCATGTACCATGCACAACACCGTTCCGTCGCATTCCACAGGGCTTTCAGTTCAAGAAAAGCCTCATACTGCAGGTCTCCTGCCTCGTCCAAAATGATAAGCGGGTTCTCTATCGTGCGCAGATAAAACACAAGGTTCTCGTAAACCGTATGATATCGTCCGTTACTGTCCACCCCGAACTCCTTGGCTATGTGCCGTATCAGGCGCAGCTTGCTCTTTACCTGTGAACAGTCCACATAAATGGCGTTCTTGTGGCTTTTCACGTATGCCCTTGCTGTAAACGTCTTTCCGATATTGGGAATATCGCACAGGATTGCACTCAGACCGCTCCGCTGGCAGCGCTCAAGCTGCTCCGTTATAAAAGCGAATGTCGGTGTTTCGGCAGCCTTCCACTCCATCTCGTCTTTCAGCTTCACGCCCAGACGACGTGCGATGCATATCCAGTTCGCATCGCTGACCTGTTTGTCGGTAACTCCTTTTTTCAGGTTATTATATACACTTGCCGAAATGCCCAAAGCCACGGCATGCTTGTTGTCTGAAGGATAATTGGTTCTGTCTGTCCTGATAGCGTCCAGTACCCTGTTCTTTATTTCTGATGTAAGTTCCATTCTTATGTTATTTTAATGTCGTTATAATGCTATTCTTCCTTTCTGCTTGTAGTGGTCAACATCCATGAATTCTGAAAAATCATCGTCCGGTTGTTGCGGTACTTCCACCGGCTTCGCAACTGCCTGCTCAATCTCCCTCTTTTCTTCCGGTCTGATAATGCCGACTTTCTTTATCTTCTCCTCCTTCATCATCCTGTCGAACTGGGCCACATATTTGGCCTGTTCCGTATAAGCCTTCACATCATCCTCGGTCTTTTCCGCGTCAGCCTCGTTGTAACGCTGTATCAACCCGCAGGTTGCGATATAGTTACCGTTCTGATAGATATACACCTCGGATATTTTTCCGTCCATATCGGGCAAATAATAGGCTTCCACATTGTAATTGCGAGGCTCCAGCTTTTCAATCAGTTTGGGATCCGGCAACCCGTACTGGTTATACATTACCGTGCAGTACATGTTACGCCTGATGCTTGTTTCGGACCTCTCTCCGATATAGCGTGCCAGTATGGCCCTGTCATACGGGGCGAGGTTCGGATTCTGGTTGGCACAAAGCACGTCCCAACGCGTCATTCCGGGATATAGCTTCTGATTAGGGTGTTTCTGATTGTTGTACTCTCTGATTGCCGCAATGTCATCGGCCACAAGTTCCTCATAGCTGTAGGTCTTTTCCTTGTAGGTATTGTTGAACTCGTCATAGACCTTCTCCGTTTTCGGACGGTTGGCCTCCAATGCGGCATACCAGCGGCCTATGCCTATCTGCATGTTTTTCTCCACGGTATATTTCTTTGCCCTGTTCCCGTGTTCGGCGCGTTTCTCCTGAGAGTTGCCCGGGTTACACCAACGGACAAACGGGAAAACGACACCGGCCTTCATCAGACCGTCTGCGAAATTGTTCACAAGATGGTGCTCAACCTCCACCTGTGCAGGCATATACCAACCGTTGCGCTCTATTGTCTGGAACATGTTCCTTACGCAATCAAGGAAAAGGTCAGCAGTTTTCAGTCTGTTGTAAGCATATCCCACTACACATCCCGAAGCCACATCGTAAGCGTAATATGCCTTGACACGCTGGCCGTTGTGCATCTTCCGGGGAAGGTCTCGGTCATCCAACGAAACCTTACTGAAGGCAAAGAACGGGCTGTGACGCAGATGGTGCGGACGGTATTCGTTGTTGAACTCCCACTGGCTGTCATGCTGCTTGGCACGCAAGGCCTTGTTTTTGGGGTTGTTCAGGTAGTTGGCTATCGTGGCCTCGCTCAAAACGAGCGGATTCCCTTTCTTGTCCGTGAACTGGGAAGGGTTATATACCTCTCCCGTCTCCGGGTCAAACACCTCAATCTCTCCGCATACGAACATGTTATACATTTCCGCCACCGTCGTGTTGTACGGACGCGTAGGATGACTGTCAAGGCTCAATATCAGCCTTTCTATCGGATAACTGACCTTCCGTGTGTTCTGGTTCTTGAACTTCTTGCTGATAAGGCACTCATATCCGGCAGAGCGGAACTCGTTTACTTTCTTCTGAAAACGTGTCGGGGACAAAGGCAGCGTATGGCCGAACTCCGCCTGGTAATAACTGATTGCCCCGGCCATCTCTCCCCAGTTTATCCGGTTGTTCTGCATGGCCTGACGCATGGTCCTCGTGTCGTTCATGACGGCCAACACCGCCTGCAGCACGGAGGCGTTTATCGTGTACTCGTTTATATGTTCCGGAGGAAGAGGGCTGCCGTCCTCAAACCTGAATCTTGTATAAAATGCACGGGCCTTGGCATCTATCTCGTAATGAGAACCGAACCAGTCACGTAATATATTACTTTCCATATCTCCGTATTTTTGTTTGATTTTATCCTTGAAACGCTGTGGCAAGGTCGCCACTTCCACAAGGGCATAGCTTCCGAGTCCTTTACCGGGGCGCACCACGTTAATCTGACCTCTCATTTTCAACTGCTTGTAATTGGCTTCCGTCATGATAGGAGCAAGTTCCTCGTCAGACAACATGGAAGGATGGACTCCTTTCAGTACCCGGCTTCCGCTATAATCCGCGTTCCCGCTGTTTTTGACCGGACGGTCGTCATAGGTCAAATCCCTTGCGGATATGCACAATATCTTTCCGTAGTACTCCATAACGACCTCCTCACAGCGAGGAAGCCATCAGTTGTACTTCCCCTTGCAGTTCCATAAGACCAGGGATACCAAGCCCCTGCTTTCTTATTTTTACCTTGTCATCCACCACAACCTCTACCATGTCACGATTCTTGTAGGCTACGATTTTCACACGCGGTCCAAATGTCTGTGTCATAGTCTCCGTATCATGGAAGGTCTCCATCTCCGGCATATCGGCACCAGACAGCTTGCCGCCGCGTTTCAAGGCCGCCACACGTATGCGTCTGGCCAAATCGCTGTCACTGTTAAATGTAAGAGCCTTCCACACCATCACGTTGGTACACTCGAACAGCTTCTGAAGGTATGCCTTCTCAGCCCTGTCTGTCAATATCTGCTTTTTCATATCCGCATCTATTTTATGTTATCAATCAAACGTTGAAATCTCTTTCTCAAATGCTGTTTTGCTTCCAGTTTTAAAGTATGGGCAAGATTGGTAGAGGAACTGGTACTATGTTGGCGTAATCCTCCCACTAACAATTCATCCTCAAACTCCTTTACTTTACCCTCCAGGTAGGAAAGCACTTCGCGAAGACTGTCTGTTTTGATTTCCCTTTGGAGTTCCCGATAATAGAATAATTCTACCTGAATCTTATACATGTCTTCTGAATACCAACGAAAGAAATACTCATAATCCTCGTTCATGCTTTTTGTGTGCTGGTCAGCTTGTAACACAAGGACATCTATCCAACTTCTGACTTGCATTGCTACAAATCCGAGCTTATCTTTTAATTCTTTTGCCATATCGTTGTTTTATATTAGTTCAATACATTCTTCCGGCACACATATCAGCGTCCACACGTTGCCGTCCTTCACATAATCCACATCATACTGCACGTCAAAGGTGCAGCAGTTGTAATCCCAGCCTTTTATGACACCGGTCACGGTTTCGCCGTTGGCTTTGGTAACCTGTACCTCCTGTCCCTTCTCGAATTTAGCCTTCATATCACTTGCCTTCCACTTCGTTAATAATGGGCTTCAGACTACATCCGTAGCAGTTTATCAGCCTTTGTACCATTCTTTTCACATAACTTTCCGGTGCTGTAAATACGATACCGTCCTCCTCGTTATAGCCAAAACTGATACCGTCCATTATGAGCAACATGGCCACCTTGTGTTTCACGCTCTGGGTCTGCCATACTTTGATTTCTTCGTTCATATTCTTTAATTTCTAAAATTCGTTAATCTCAGGCCAATTTCGTATATTTGGCCGCTGTTAATATCTTTAACACGCTGCAAATATATAGAATAAATTCAATACATCAAACTTTTTATGGAAGAAAATCAATATACAGGGAATAGTTTTATAGAAAGACTTCAATATTATATGCAAGAAAAGGGCATTAACGACAACCAGATGACCGTTAATGCTGGTCTTTCAGTTGGTCTTATAGGAAAAGCCAAAGGTTCAAACAAAGGAATGAATGCCGCCAATATAGAAAAAATTCTATTAGCATATCCTGATCTAAATCCTGATTGGTTATTGACTGGACGAGGTAAAATGTGTAAGATGCAAGAAGAATCTTCCCCACAGCCTAAAGACACACTACCTATCGCTCATCAGACATCAGAAAACAACCAGGAAGGCATCCCTCTTATACCATTAAGCGCAATGGCAGGAGCATTTACAGAGGAAACCGCTGTCATGGAGTTTGAATGTGAACGATATGTGATACCTGCCTTCAAAGGTGCAGACTTTTTGATACAGGTAAAGGGAGATTCCATGCAGCCAACATATTATTCCGGGGATCTTGTAGCTTGCCAACGGGTTACGTTAAACGACATATTCTTCCAATGGAACAAAGCCTACGTTTTAGATACAAAGCAAGGGTCACTCATTAAGCGTATCATGCCCGGATCTGACGAGAATCACATAAGAATCGTCTCTGACAATACCAATTACCCACCATTCGAACTATCAAAAGACCAATTCAATGGTGTGGCACTTGTACGAGGTATTGTACGCCTTGAATAGTAAAAACATCCATCACGCACGCACATAACAAGATATTTAAGAAGATAAAACGACATAAAGCACTGTAAATAGGCATATTATCTTTTATATAATAAGGTGTAATCGGTTTATAAAATGGCATTTACCCCACGATAAAGAAAGCGAAACATCCAAAAACAAAGGTTTTACATCCAGTTACATATTTTTTTCGAGGGTCTGAAATTTGGAAAATGTAACCCTAAATGTAACCCTAAACTTTATAAAAATGTAACCCTAAAGTGTAACCCTTATTGTAACCCTAAACCAAAATAACGACACGTAAAGGCATAAAAAAGGGGAGCGCGACACGCCTCCCCTACTCTATTCCTGTCAATCGCCCATAAAAGGCTGTTTTCGGGCTGTTTCAGCCATTATCTTCTTTACTCTTACGACTTCCACGTATAAGCGTAGATTGCTTGATTATAGCGGTTTTAGTGGTTACTGTGCCGTTTCCTGACAGCCCGGCATGTAACAAATAACTCTTTTTCACTCCCACTTCTTCCTCCGTCAGCACGTCATATACGGCTGTAATACTCGCAAAATAGTAATCTCGCCGTTTTCCTATCAAATGAACATGTATAACTTTTGCCATTTACCTTATAATTTATACCGCAAATATACCAAATAATCATTATATGGAATAATTTTATATATTGCTTTATTAGAAACACCATAAAAAAACAGCCGAATCACGGCTGCCGCAACATCATTCAATACCCCCTCATATTCCCCCATTAATCAAAGAGCATGTAAAGCAAACACTTCAATGTAAGCCTCAGTGTAAAGCCCGGTGTAAGCCAAACGTAAAGCGATGTAAACGCTTCGTTTTTATATGCCCTTTGCGACATTCTCCCGTAACCCTTTGGTTTCAAATAGGTTTACCCATTTTTTCCACCAACCACATTATGCCCTATCGTTTTATGCCCCATAATTTAATTTATAGTCAGATTCTACAAGACAAAAATAGGCAGGGAAAGCAGAATG